ATGGCATCAATTCGGCCTCCTAGGACGCTCAAGGACGGCTCCAAGATCTGGGTCGTCAACTTCCGTATCGATGGCCGCCAATCGTCGACCAGCTGGGACAACGAGAATGCCGCCGAGGCATTCAAGGCCGCGGTGAACGCGCATGGCGCGGCCCGCGCGTGCGAGCTCTACAGGATCAATCCCAACCCGCGCAGCCGTACCGCTTCGGGCATGACCGTCGCACAGTGGATCAGGCACCACATCGATCACCTGACGGGCCTCGACGACTACACGATCTATAAGTACAACTCTTTCCTGGAGAACGACATCGCTCCCTTGCTGGGGCAGATTCCTCTCGACGAACTGTCGGAAGAGGACATCTCGCGATGGGTCAAAAAACTGGAGGAGACGCCGACAAAGCGCGGCGGGAAGATCAGCGCGAAGACGCTCCGCAACAAGTACGGGTTCCTGTCCGGCGCGCTCAACGCTGCCGTGCCGAAACGCATCCCCAGCAACCCTGCTGCGGGCCGCAAGCTAAAACGAGCGGGCGGCGATGAAGACGACGATCACGACATCCAGATGCTCACACACGAGCAGTTCGACCTTCTGCAGGACTCCACCACTGAATACTGGCGCGAATTCCAAGAGTTCTTAGTTGCCTCCGGATGCCGGTGGAGTGAGGCGACAGCCTTGCAACCAGCCGAACACATCGACAAGCGCAAGGGAACGGTCAAGATTCGTCAGGCGTGGAAGTACTCGCCTGGCAAGGGGTACTACCTCGGTCCCCCGAAGACGAAACGCTCACGGCGCGAAATCGACGTCCCTGATCACATTCTCTCGCGAGTGGACTTTTCGAGTAAATGGATGTTCGTGAATCGTGATGGCGGGCCAATCCGGTATCACGGTTACAAGCGCCGCGTCTGGGATAAGGCTGTCGGGCGCTCAGAATTGAATCCGAAACCAACACCACACGATCTGCGTCACACATGCGCCTCATGGCTGTTGTTGGCAGGTGTTCCGATTACCGTGGTGTCCCGTCATCTGGGCCACGAGAATATCCAAATCACTGTTGACACATACGGAGACGTCGATCGGGCCAGTAGCAGGGCTGTCGCCGATTTCATGGGTAAGACTCTCCGCTGAGACCAGATCGTTACCTTAATTCAAGGGTTTCGGTCGGGTGACGGGGTGTAACGTTTTGTTCACTCCGGGGTGTGTCTAACTTCTAATTCCTTTACTTCGCAAAGGTTTTCACTGATGCCTGTTGCTCTCGTCGCGTTTACCCTCGTCACGGTCTGTTGGTCTCTGTGGATCAGGCGTATGACGTGGACTCGCCATATGGAGGTCGCCGCTACCCTCAACATTGCGTTGCAGGGTGTGGCGATTTTTCTTATGTCCCCGTTGGCATCTCGAACACTCGGGGTTTGGTTGCACGCGCCGACCGGGTGCTGGAATCTTGAGGATCTGATCGGCCATGATTGTTATGTTGTTGCGGCATCGGCGTTTTGCTATCACATGATTATCCGCCTTGACCAGGAGCAGCTGAAACGCCGATTCAAACTTCACGTTGAACTCCCCGCGACCCTTTGCTTACCGATCATGCTGGCACTCTTCACTATCGGCAACAGCGCCAAGATCTATGACGATGACTTCTTTCGCGTTGTTGCGGACGTGTCGCTAACCGCATATTGGATCGTGCTCTGCGGAACGCTGATGTACCTGCTGGGTTACAGCATCTACTCGCTCATACCGATGTGGCGGGACCGGCCGGCGATCCGTGGGCTATGTGGGTCCTACATGCTGGCCGCAGGGTTCGGCGTGGCCGCGTGCGTGGTCAGGATCGCGACGACATTCCTACCGCCGGAAATGCAGGACACCGCAGCGGCTTCCTTGCCCGTGTGGTTCCTTGCGTGCTGCTGCGGGTTGGGGTTTGCCGCGATCTCGGCTCACTCCTGGTTGGAGAAGGGTCGGCTTACGGGGCGGGTGCATTAGGGCTGAAGGTGTCGGGGTGGATGGACGTGCGTTTGGTCTTCTTGGCGGGCCGCGCCTTGGTCTCCGTGCGGCCCTGGGCTTTTGGGCTGACGGCGCCCCCGGTAAATCCGGGGAAGCCTGGTTGTGGCTCGGTGATGCCGAACTCTACGAGGAGATTGAAGTAGCCCTCGTCGCCTAGTTGGTAATGGGCGGCGATGAGTCGCAGTTCTTCGGCGTTCGGGAAGTCGTCAGCGTCTTTCCGGCCGGGGGTGCGCTTGTCGCCGCGGTATTGCCATGCGGTCAGTCCGGCTGCTTCGTGGACCTGGGTGACGGTGAGGTCGCTTCCGACTATCTCGGCTTGCAGGAACGTTTTCAGGTCACGTCCTCTGCGGTCACTTCTCGGCATACCGGAATGCTATCCCGGATTTCCGGAACCCGTCAAAGTTTCGTGACATGCGGAAACGTACCGACTGAACGCGACACGATTCCGGATGTCCGGAATGTAATGCCGGAATTCCGATATGCGGTGCTACTGTTCCTGACGTGAGCTACGGACTGGAATGGCAGCCGCAGGGTGTGCGGAACACCTTGGCCACCAACAACATTGAGACTGTCGCTGAACTAGCGAGATTCCTTGGCGTCGGATCATCGACCGTCTATGACGCGTTCGACCGCAACTGGGCGGGACGGGCGACGCCGACGCTGATCGATGCCATGTGCCAGAAGTTCGGCATTCCCATGAGCCAGATCGTCGTCGAACCGATGACAAAGGCCCGGCCGAAGCAGATCCGGGCACGGCGGGCGGTGACTGTCGTATGAGCGCGCGCATTGAGACCTACTCATTGGCGCAGGTTGTGGCTGACGTGCTGCCCGAGGAATGGACCGACGGTGAGCGCTGGTTGCGGCGACGACTGAATCGCGGCGAGATCGAGGGCTACAAGGTCGGCCGCGAGTGGCGCTTCACGAAAGCCCAAGTTGATGCGCTGATCGCGCACTTCACCAACGCCAAAACGGAGGTGGCCGCGCCCGAGGAAGATACCGCCGAGGCGCCGCTGGCGCTCGGTCTCTCCGCGCGATCACGTCGACGGCTGGTGAACGCATGACCGCCCGCCCGGAAACGCTCGAGGCAGCATTGGCGGCACTCGACCGCGTGAGCGCCGATCGCGATCGGCTGCTGCAGAAGTTGGACGCCGAGCCGGATTCGAAGAAGCTCGCGGGTGAGCTGATCTCAATGATCGGTACCTACTACAACGCTGCCAACAGCGGTGATCAGCGGGTGCTGATTCTGAATCTCGGTCAACTGCTGCGGCAGTCCGGCGCGCTCATCGATGCGTTGACGACCGAGCTCAAGCACTGCGCCGACGCCGAGTGCGCGGCACGCGATGAGCGGGACGCGCTGCAGGAGCGGGTCGCGGAGCTTTCCGACGAAGTCGCGGATCTGCGGGTGCGTGAGTGCGCCAGATCGGTGTCGCTGTGATCGCCGCGGATAGCGCTCTGGGAATCGTGTTCGGCTTGGCTGTCGAGTTCCTGCGTGGCGCAGCGTCTTCCACGGCAACGGTATGTCAGTGGCTGGCTGAGCAGCGCGGCGGCACCGTGGAGGTGTCGCACGCCGACCTGGAGTCGCACGTCTACTCCAGCCTGGCTGGGCCGGGTGGATTGAGTTCCTCCGTCGCCGAGGCATTCGCGGAATGTGTCGCCGCTGACCTGCTGGATGAGTACCGCATCACCAAGAAGTAGGCCCCGCTGCTGGGACAGCGGGGCCAGGCAATGGATCACAACGGAGAGAGGAACCCAATGCCAACCATGGAGTCTACCCACGAGATCAAGGAACGCGAGGACGGTGCCCTGGTCGCGTACGTCGAGCGGGCGCTGGGGCCGAGTCAGGTGGGTGTTGCGTTGCCGCATCCTGCCGGTGATGGATGGCTGACGATCCTGTGGGACGAGAAGGCCCAGAGTGCGGAATTCTCGGCGCACGCTGCCGGCCCACGTTGCGACGAGAAGGCGCGGGAAGCCGCCCGCCAGCTGCTCGAATTTCACGCCGCAATCATCGCGCGTCTTGTTGCGGCGGTGGAGAAGTGAGCGCCACGGCAGTGCGGCGCGTTCTGATTGGGATGCTCACGGGCGCGGTGCTGGCAATGGCTGCGGTCGGGTACGCCCAGCGCGCGCATGCCGCTCCGAACGACGGCTGCGAGACAGTGAGCTGGGGCCTGTTCGGCAGCCAGTTGCGAACGATCTGCGACGGCCCGAAACGCTCTGACGGCAGTTGGATTCGGGAGCGCCGGATTTGGACGGCCGCAGGATGGGTGCGGGGCAGCACCTACTGCGGCTACTACTCGTGCACTCGCAGCGAGGGCTACTACCGCCAGGAAAGCACGCAGGGCTATGAGAAGTACCTGGTGTTCGACTGCAACGTGGTTCCCGGTGAGCCGGATTGGCTGCCGGCCGGAACGGTGGTCGTCCGGTGACGGCGCTGCAGCCGGTTTGGACACCGGCCGATTACGACACGACGGTGGCGGCGCTCAAGCTGCACCAGGCGGTTTCAGTCCCTGGCGGCATCATCCTGCCGCCGAAGCGGGGGCGCAGGTATCGGGGGCAGCACCGCGCCAGCAAGTTCCGCCTGACCGTCGCAGATCTTCGGGACGGCGGTGCCCGATGAGCGGGGAACCTATCGGCGAGGTTGAACTCAGCAGCGGCGCCGTCTACGTCTGGGTCAACTTGGACTCGGGCAAGACGATCATGCGTATCAGCGACCGGCATGGCCGAAGTGATGCCGGGGCAATGAGGCCGGACGAGATCGCGAAAGTCGTTGAGCTGCTGGAGCGGGCTCGGCAGGTTGCGCCTGCAATCCTGGCCGCTCACAAGGTGCGCCAGCGCGCCGTCACGACTGCCGAAGCCACGTACGAGCGGATCGTGGCGAGAGCAGTAGGCGGTGCTCGGTGAGGCGGCCAGGGGGGGATCAGTCGTACGAAACCGACCTCGATCGTGTAGCTGAGGATGCGCTCGACCTGGTCGAAAGGCTTCGTGAGGACGATCCACGCCGGGTGTTTGAGCAGCTTCGGCTCCTGGCAGAGCTACACCCGGCCAAGTATGCGCAGATCACTATGACGCTCGCGGCGTTCGTCAATCCCGACGAGGGCACGGTTGCGTTACAGCGCCGGGTCGACGCCATCGCAGAAAACCGCGCTCGCCTCTCGGTGTTGGCGTCATGACGCGCGCACTGGCGGTCGCCGCCTGGGTGTTCGGGCTGGTGGCGTGGGGCGCACTCGTCATGTTCTGCATCGAACTGTTTGCGGTCGCCCTGTTGCTTTGCGCCGCATCGATCTTGCTGTGGGGTTTCCGGCTTTACCCGGACCCTGCCGACCAATCAGAAGAGACAGGAGTGAACCGGTGATGGCGTACGAGTACGAGGCCGAGGAGTGGCGCGCTGCCACGCACACGATGACGGAAATGGAGCGCGCCGCAGCAGATGTCGCACGACGCGCAGCGCTCGGCATGGCCGGTGACCGCACCGACGCTCTCGACGAAATGAGGAGCTACCAGTGACGAAGGAGACCACAGTCGACGGCGCGTATCCCGACGTGCCGGAGGAGCAGTACCACGCCGACCGGGGGAGTCTGTCGGTGTCGGGCGCGAAGCTGCTGCTGCCGCCGTCGTGTCCAGAGAAATTCCGTTGGGCCATGGACAACGTGCGGAAGCCGAAGAAGGAGTGGGACTTCGGGCACGTCGCTCACAGCCTGGTGCTCGGTAAGGGCGCTGAGTTCGTGGTTCTGGATCCGGCGGTGCACGGCCTCAAGGCTGACGGGAAGCCCTCCGAGAAACCGTCCTCGACGGCGGCGTGGAAAACCGCGGCAGCCGAGGCGCGCAAGCAGGGTCGTACTCCGATCTCGCTTGACGATTTCACCAGGGCCCAGGCCATGGCCGTCAAGGTGCTCGCACATCCGACGGCGGGCCCCATGTTCGACGGGGGCCGAGCCGAAATCGCTCTGTACCACACCGATCCCGAAACGGGGGTGCAGCTGCGCGGCCGGGTCGACTGGCTCGAGCCGAACGGCGACATCGCCGACTACAAAACCTCCACGACCGCCAACCCAACTGAGCTGGTCCGCAAGTTCTGGACGTTGTCCTACTTCATGCAGGCCGCCTGGTACCGGGACCTGGCTATCGCGCTGGGCATCGCGGAGAACCCGCGGTTCCGGTTCGTGGTGCAGGAGAAGGAACCTCCGTACGTGGTGACGGTCGTGAAGTACGACGACCAAGCCATCGAGGAGGGGCGCCGGCTCAATCGTCAGGCCATCCGGCTGTACGCCGACTGCATGGAGCGCGGTGTGTGGCCTGGATACAGCGACGACGTCGAGACCATCAGCCTACCCGGGTGGGTGGCCCGTGACGTCGAGGCCGCAGTGGACCAGCAAGAAGCAGAACACCTTATCGCCGAATTGGAAGGGATGTACCAGTGACCAGTACCAATGTCGCGAAGACGGAGCAGAAGCCGCCGACGCTCGCGCAGCTGATCGAGCGGCAGAAGCCCGAGATCGCCCGTGCGCTACCGCGGCACATGAACCCGGACCGGATGGCGCGTATCGCGGTCACGGTGCTGCGGCAGACACCTCGGCTGGCCCAATGCACCCCAGAATCGTTCCTCGGCGCGCTGATGACGTGCTCGCAGCTCGGCCTGGAGCCCGGCCCGCTGGGGCACGCGTACCTCGTGCCGTACAAGCGGGAGGTCACCTTCATTCCGGGGTATCGCGGCCTTGTCGATCTGGCATACCGCTCGGGTCAGGTGGCCACGGTCAAGGCGCAGGTGGTGTACGAGGCCGACGAGTTCGATTTCGAAGAGGGATTGGACGCGTACCTGAAGCACAAGCGTTCCCGCGCAGCCGATCCCGGACAGGTGATCTGGGTTTATGCGCTCGTGAAGCTGAAGGACGGGGCCAGCAACTTCGTGGTGATGACCGTCGCCGAGGTGGAGAAGATCCGCAAGCGCTCGATGGCCGCGAACAACGGTCCGTGGGTCACGGATTGGGAAGCGATGGCGAAAAAGACTGCATTGAAACAGCTCTCGAAGTGGATGCCGCTGTCGCCGGAATTCAACCAAGCGGTTAACCACGACGGCTCGGTGCGCACCGACGCCATCTCCGATCTGGTGGATGTGAAGCCCGAGTTCGTCGACGGCGAGGTTGTTGATGATGGCGAGCCCGCTGCAGTGGCTCCGGCGCTGTCTGATTCGGCCGGCGAGGTACGGATGGCCAGCGGCGACCAGCTCGCGCGGTTGAAGAAGATCCGTACCGAACAGGGTTTCGGTGGTGACGATTCCGGCTGGTTTGACTACGTGCAGTCGGCTACCCAGGCGCAGGTCAGCCGAGACCAGGACCTGACCGAGGAACAGGCTCAGTCGTTGATCGACCTGTTCAACGAGGACGTGAAGAAGTGAGCGCCACATTCACTGCGGTCGGCACATTCACCGTCACCTACTGCGGGCACGAGGGCTGCGGAGTTCCGTTCGCGCTCCATGATGAATTCATCCGTCAGCGCCGAGAGGACCACAAGACGTGGTACTGCCCGAACGGCCACCCGCGGTACTACCCGCGTGAGAACGAGACCGAGAAGGCCAAGGCGGCGGTCAGACGGTTGGAGCGGCAGCTGGCCAATCGCGATGAGGATCTGCGCGCGGCGAAGGTGGCGCACGCGGTCACCAAGGGCAAGTTGACCAAGACGCGCAACCGCATCGCGAAGGGCGTATGCCCCTGCTGCAATCGGTCTTTCGCCAACCTGCAGCGCCACATGGCAGGCCAGCACCCCGACTATACGGACGCGAAGCAGTGAGCGCGCCCGCATTGCCTCCCGAGTCGCTGATCAACCGGAAGCAGCTCGGGAAGCTGTGGGGCTTGCTCATGGAGTCCGGCCGCGATCGCGAAAAAGCCCATGAGTTCCTGGCTTTCGAGACCGCGCGCCCCGACCTCACCTCGTCGAAGCAGCTCACGCGCCAGGAGGCCTCCATGGTCATCCAGGTCTTAGAGCACGAAATCCGCACTGCCACCGGCAATCGTCGGTAGCCCTCTCATCCTTGGAAGGCAATCCATGAGCATCACAGTTCCGACCAACAAGCTGATCGACATTCTCACCGACGCATTGGCCACCGCGAACAACGTCTTCGGCGGCGTGCACATCGCTACCACCCGCGGCCCCTGGCGGGAAGAACCCGGCGACGTGGATCTACTGGCCGCGACGTCGACGACGAAGTTTGTCTTTGGGCATACCTGGATTCCGATTGATGGGCGGATCGATCCGATGGTGTGGCCCTGCGAATCGGTCGTCAACGTGCTGGCGCTGTGTAAGTCCTGGGCCAAGAGCAAGGGCGATCAGCACACCGTCGACATCCACCTGGTGTTGGCCGATCCGCCGGAGAACAAGAAGGACGACGAGCACCCAGGTTGGACCGTGACGCTCTCGGAGTCGCCCGCACTGTTCGGTTCGGACAACGAGTTTCAGTTCCACGCGCACCACGAGTCGCGGTTCCCGACGAGCATCGTGCAGCGCCTCCGGACTGGCGATTTCCTGACCAAGGAGGACTACGAAGAGGTTCCGCTCACGCTGTGGTCGGCGGGGGTTTTGGCCTCGCTGGTGGCGGTGGCGAAGCGCCGCAAGATGCAGATCCAGATGTTCCGGTCGCCGAAGCGGCTGGTGCAGACGGTGCAGATCGGTGACACGTGGATCGGCCTTGCCACCCCGGGATCGTATGTGGAGGGGTTCACGACCGACGGGCCGAGTATTGAGCCGGTCCTGGGCCAGGGCGACGACGGCGTGAGCGTGGCGGCCGATCTACTGCGACACGGAGCCGGGTTGTTCCTGGCGCACAGCGATGCCGAGTCGGGGGACGACGACACGGAGCAGTTGGAGATCGGCGGTGACGATCTATTGCGCCAGGCGGTGGAACTGGTGGTCACCACCAACTTCGGATCCACATCCATGCTGCAACGCAAGCTCAAGATCGGATTCGCCAGAGCTGCCGGTCTCCTCGACGAAATGGATGCGGTCGGGATCGTCGGGCCGGCCGAGGGCAGCAAGGCGCGTGAGGTGAAGTTCGCGCCGGAGCAACTAGCGGACGCGCTCGCCGCGATCGCCGCGAAAGCCGGTGAGCGGTGACCACGCAGACGCTGCTGGATGCCTCGGACGCGGTGTTCTTCGTCCCGGGTAAGCCAGCCCCACAGGGCAGCAAGAGACATGTCGGCCGGGGGGTGCTCGTCGAATCGTCGAAAGAGGTTGGCCCCTGGCGTGAACGGGTCGCACTGGTCGCTCACGGGGCGATGGCGGGCCGCCCGATGTTCGACGGGCCGGTGTCGGTCACGCTGCAATTCGTCCTGCCCAGGCCGAAATCCACGCCCAAGACCCGGACGCCGGCGGCGACCAAGCGGCCCGACTTGGACAAGCTGGAACGCGCGATCCTCGACGCCCTCACCGATGTGTGTTTCTCCGACGACTCGCAGGTGGTGAGCCTGTCCGGGTACAAGCGGATCGCCGAGCCAGGGGAGACGGCCGGGGTCGAGGTCCGCGTAGAGGGCTTCGGATCATGAGTCTGAGGTGGCGCGGCCACACCGAGATTCTCGGTGCTCTAGTCGCGGTCGGGCTGCGAGGCACCTACATGGTTCAGAGCGTCGGCCGCGAATGGATCCTGCAGGGTGTCGGGCACGACGGCCTGCCCATGCTGGCATTGCCAGCGGAGGGTAAGGCGTTCGCCGCGTTGCATACCGCGCAGCTGTACGCCATCGAGCTCGAGCGCAAGGGTGCCGTCGAATCCCAGGTGAGTGGGTGCTGACGATGAGCGTTCACTCAACGGGCGCCGATGCCGAGCCCGCCCGTTACGACGGCGGCATGAGGAACGTGCTGGAAGCGATCGCCCGCGGCGCAGTGCTGGGCATCCTCGGCGCAGCCGACACGGTGCTGGCCACCAAGCAGCTCGCCGAACGGCAGAGCAAGGCAATCACCACGATCCGGGAACTACACAGGCCGATCAACTTGGTCACCTGCGCGGAGTGCGGCGAGACCACTGACGGCTGCGTATGCGACGAGGAGACGGTGTCGACCACCTCTCGGGCGGTGTGCGAGGAATGCGGCCAGGACGAAGACGGCGAGTGGACCGAGCACCCGTGCGCGACCGTCCGCGCGATCGACGAGGCAGGTGCGTGATGCTGACCGATGACCAGCGCTGGCTGCTGCGGATGGTCGGCGGGTGGACAATGCGTGACTGCCTCATCGGTCCTGCAGGTGTCACCCGTTTGATGCAGTCCTGTTACGGCGGCACGCGACTGCCTGCCGACGGATACCCCGCTCACATCAAGGGATTTGAGTGCGGACACGGCAAGATCGTGTCGAGGGGCATCCCCGTCGTCACCGTGACCACTGCACAGCTGAACAAGTACGCGCGCTCCCTGCCGGCCGAGCTTGTCGCCGAGATGCGGGAGTGCGCCGCCGCCGCGCAGCGCAACAACCTACTTCGCCACCAGTTCTGCCACTGCGGGAGTGAACCGTGCGGGTACGCGTACATGGGCGATCGCTTTTGCCCGCCGACTGAGCAGCAGGAAGCCGACGCCAAGGCCGAGTTCTGGCGCTGTGAGGACTGGACAGAAGACTTGCTCGACCGTGCGCTCGGGTTCACCACAGAGGAGGAGCTGGTCGGGCAGCTGGAGCTGTTCGGAGTCCACGCATGATCATGCCCTACTACGAAGATGATTCGGTCACCCTCTACCACGGAGACTGCCTCGACGTGCTGCGCGAGCTGCCGGACAAAAGAGTCGACGCGGTGATCACGGACCCGCCCTATGGCATCGCGTTCATGGGCAAGGCTTGGGATCAACCTGGCGCGTTCGGGTCACGACGCAAGAACGGGACACCGGCCGTCTCCCGCCGCGAGCGCCCGAACCGTGACGGCAACAGCGGTGCCATGGAGGCTGGCCGCTACGACCTCTCGCCGGCGGCGATGCTCAACTTTCAGCGCTGGTGCACCGCTTGGGCCACCGAGTGCATGCGCATCCTCAAACCCGGCGGCCATCTACTCGCGTTCGGTGGCTCACGTACCTGGCATCGGCTCTCGAGCGGAATCGAGGACGCGGGTTTCGAGATCCGCGACAGCATCGCCTGGCTGTACGGCTCAGGGTTTCCGAAGTCGATGGATATTCACAAAGCGATGTCTACGCAAAAGTGGTCCGGTCGCATCTGCGTGATGTGCAACGGCACTGGAAACGACCAGATCCCCGACCGCAACTGCCGCTGCTGCAATGGGCATGGACGTGAGCCGTATACCGATGAGTGGCAAGGCTGGGGTACCGCGCTCAAGCCCTCATTCGAGCCCATCGTCGTCGCACGTAAACCGTTGGCGGGCACTGTGGCCGCGAACGTACTCGAGTACGGCACCGGGGCACTGAACATCGATGCCTGTCGGATACCCACCGGGGACAAACTCGGCGGCGGCTCAACGACGCGCGGCCAGCGGATGAAAGACGGCTGGCACCGGCCCTGGATGGACGACCCCGACATGGTGGCGGCGAACGCCGAGCGAAGTCGTGCATCGGTGGCCAGATCCGAAGAATTGGGCCGTTGGCCGACCAACGTTGTCCTCGATGAGCGGCAGGCCGAAGCACTCGATCGGCAGACGGGAGTCTTGCACTCGGGAACCATGCGTGCTGGCACCGATCGTCAGCCGCGAGCGGGCGGCACGATCTACGGCGCTGACACCCGCACGTTCGCGCCCGCCGACACCTACGGCGACAGCGGCGGCGCTTCGCGGTTCTTCCCGGTGTTCCGGTACGAGGCCAAGGCGCCAACGTCGGAGCGGCCCAACGCCGATGGTGTGCAGCATCCCACGGTCAAGCCGCTGGAGCTGATGCGCTGGCTCGTGCGGCTGGTGGCCCCAGTGGGCGCGGTGGTGCTGGAGCCGTTCGCCGGCAGCGGCACGACCGCCGAGGCATGCGTTCTGGAGGACCGGCAGTGCATCGCCGTCGAGCGCGAAGCCGACTATCTGCCGTTGATTGTGTCCCGGCTACAGAAGCCGGTGCAGCAAGGGCTCTTTGGGCTGGAGGCCGGCGCATGACAGACAACCCGATCTGCATCTGTGGCGATCACCTGTCCCAGCACGTCGGTGACATCAACCCCCGGTCGGTGCTGTCCGACTGCCCCGGATTCGAAGCCGACCCGAAAACGAACGGAGACAACCAATGAGTGATCCCTTGTTCACTGCTGCCAAGCTGCTCGAATCCCACGGCTACGCGGTCGTGGAGCTGCCGAAATCGGTTGGCGTCAACGGCACTGACAACACGGTATGGATGAGCGACCCGTACATCGAGCAGGAATTCAACGGCGACATCACCATTTCCGACCAACTGGGTATCGACGCCGACCAGCTGGAAGATGTTGCAGCCGCGCTACTCGCCGCCAGCCGCCGACATCAGGAAGAGGTACGGCGATGGGGTGGGTGAAGATCCCGTGTTCCGAGCGGGACCAGCTGATGGTTGAGCGCGACCTGGCGCCGTTCTCCAGCTGTACCGACCTCGGCGCCCAGTTTCACAGCGAGCCAGAGATGTTCATCGAATGGGGTGACCGCGGTACCGACACGTCCGTGCTGCGCGACTACCGATACCCGGATTTCCCGAGCGAGGACCCTGCCGTTGTCCGGCCGGACCGAAAACCATGCGAGCACTACCGATTTGAGGAGGGCTAGTGCCTGACCGTGACGCATATCGCCCTGGCCCCGGCCATGTCGTCAGCTACACGCCATCGAACACCTGGTGTCGCGAAGGCATTGCCATCGTGCAGGACCGCATTCAGCTCAATGGTCGGTACCTCATGCTCGATACCTACTGGGGAGACACGGAACCGTCCGCACTCTCTGATGCCGAGGCAGATACGGCAGAGCTGATGTTCAAACTCGCCGACTATGACGAACTGGACCGGCACAGCCACAGTTCCAAAGCCAACTGGGAGAAGTACGCCCCGGCCGACCGTCAGCTGATCACCAGCCAGCATGGCCTGCAAAAACGGTGGTTCATCCGCAAGGGTGCGACGCCGGATTGGCACACCCAGATCGGCAACGCCCTCGGCGTGACCGCTGCTGCCGCTCTCGGATTGGGTCGAGCGCGGCAGCAACTGGATTGGGCGAATCAGGACCTCCGACGAGTGATCAGCGAGGCGCAAGCCGCCGGCGCGACGCCCAAGCACCCGGACATCAATCAGCCGTGCAGCGGATGGCTATGCGACGGCAACACGAACGTGTGCGACCAATGCGGCACATCGATAGCGGATGCGCGCCAAGCGATGGGACGCGTCTTCTGATGGCCGCACGTAAGTACGTCTACCGCGTAGTCGTTGACCACTGGCCGACCGAGGACGGCCTGCCCTTCATTGACCAGGACTGGCGCTGGTGGGAGCGGATCGTCAACTACTTCCACAACCCTGACGGCGATGACCCCGCGCCCGCCTGGCTGCCCGATATCACCGAGTACCTGGAAGACCAGGGTGACGAATGGACGCCAGCGGGCTGGGGTAACAAGCCACGATTCACCCGCCTCGTGTGCGAACCCGGAGACGAGCCTGACTACCCGAACGGATACCGGGGCTACGACGACCAGCCCGTGATCGCCGTGCCCATCGCTCCTGCCCGCCGATTCATGCAACGCGCCCAACCGGACGCAGCGGCAAAACAGCTGCGCGAGTGGGGATGCAAGGCACACGTGGAACGCGCTGCCCTTGGTGATTGGGAAGAGGTGGCGTAATGCCGGAATTATCGTTGTGCCCCATTGATTTCACGGAGGCGTGTGAGTTCATCTATCGCCATCACCGCCACCATCCGACCAACCAGGGCCACAAGTTCAGCGTGGCGGTCGCCGACGGTAATCGGATCGTTGGCGTCGCCATGGTTGGTATCCCGCGTCCCCGTCATTTCAATGACGGCCTGACGCTGGAGGTCAACCGCTCATGCACCGACGGCACCAAGAACGCCAACTCGATGCTTTACGGCGCAGCGTGGCGTGGCGCCAAGGCGATGGGGTATCGCCGACTGATCACGTACACCCTTGCTAGCGAGTCGGGTTCTTCGCTGCGGGCCGCGGGTTGGCGCGTGGTGGCTGTGCGGCCACCCCGCGAGGGCTGGAACATGCCGGGTCGTCCACGTGTGGACAAGACCGAGAACGGCGTGGAACGCACGCTCTGGGAGGCAGTCTGATGCCCATCCGAATCATCCGCGACCGGATGACAGAGCTGGCCGGCCACGACCTCGCGTGCTGGTGCCCGCTCGACCAGCCGTGCCACGCCGACGTGTTGCTTGAGCTGGCCAATGGGTGAGCTGCCCCGGGTGCTGTTCACGTATGCCGAATGCCGCGCTCTAGGCCGCTGCACGTACTGCGGTTGGCACCCACCCACGCAAGGCCACCACCCGAATTGCCCACGCCCACAGAAACGGAAGGGACGTCGATGAGTCGGAACTGGCAGGCCCGCGCAGTGTGCCGGGACGAAGACCCCGAGCTGTTCTTCCCTGACCCGTCCGACACCGTGACTGCGCGGGCAGCCCAGGCGGTGTGCGCCACATGCCCTGTGAGGCCGCAGTGCCGGGCCGCCGCCAGCACGAGACGCGAACCGTACGGGATCTGGGGCGGCGTCAACCGCGAGCTGGACGCGGACAGACGACGCGCCGCCTTTTCACCCCCGACGAATGAAATCAGCACACCGCCCACCACCCCATCGATCGCAGAGGCAGCACAGTGACGACCCGCGAGTACGCCAAAAACCTGTTCGCCCAATGGTCCGACGACGACTTCTGCAACCAACCGATCTTCGACAAGCTGTTCTTCCAGGTCCTCAACGGGCAGCGCGCCGTCAATGCCGCCGGCATCCAGCCGATCAACTTCACCCGCTGGCGCAAGGCCATGCGCGACGGCGACCACCTGCCCGCCGTGGGCGACCTGCAGGCCGCGCTAGTGCGCATGGAGCGCCGCGGCTTCGTGTTCACCGACGAAGACACGGGGGAGGTGCTGGTGCGGTCCCGGATCCGCCGCGACGAACTCGACAAGCAGCCCACCATGTTCCTGGCCGCGCTGCGCCTCCTGGCCGTCATCGACTCGCCCAAGTTCGCCGCCGTGCTCGCCGACGAGCTCGACCGTATGGACGTCCCGGAAGTCAAGGGGGACAAGGACTACGCCAAGCGTCTGCGCGACTCCATCAACGACACCCATAGGGCGGCCCGCGCACACCTCAAGACCCTGGCCGACGGATACCCGCAGCCGTTCCCCGAACCATTCGACGGACTCACCGAGGGACCCTCCCAGGGACCCACCCCTAGACCCTCTACGGGACCCTCCCAAGGACCCACCTCGGGTGGGTCTACGGGACCCACCCCGTCACCTGGGGAAACAGGACCCTCCCCGAGACCCACCCAGGGACCCTCGGGTTCAGGTTCAGGTTCAGGTTCTCTCACCTTGGTAACTACTCAAGTGGGGGGTACGCGTGCGCGCGCACACGAGACCGCCGAACCCACACCAGCACCAGACGAACCCCCCACACGATGCAAAGCCCACCGCGACAACCCCGACGCCATCGAGGACAACTGCGGCCCCTGCGCCAACTTCCGCAAGGCACACGAACGCTGGACCGAACACCAAACACGCGCCCAAGCCCAAGCCAGGGCCGACGCCCTCCACCAAACCGCCCAACTCCGCGCCCACGCCATCGCCGCCTGCGACCTCTGCGACCCAGACGGCTACCTCCCCGGCACCAGCACCGTCTGCAACCACAACCCCACCCAAGCCGAAACCAACGCCCGCGGACGCCAACTCGTCCACGCCGCACTCCGCAGCCGAACCCAGCAGGAGACCGACGATGCGTGACCCCTACGACCCCTGGGCCGACGAACGCACACAAGCCCAACCCGACCTCACCGACATCGCCCAAGCCGAAGCCATCCGCAACTGCCAGCTCTGCGACACCCACGGCCACCGAGACGGACTCCCATGCCGCCACATCGACCACGCAGCTGCCGCAAAACGAGGACTCGCCACCATCCGCGCCCAAATGGGCTGGAACACCCCCACAGGCACAACCACCCCACAAACCAGCCAAAAACCGCCCCACGACGCCACCAGCAGCCAAAAAACACCCCTGTAACTCACCCCCACCACCCCAAAACCCCGAACCATCAACCACCCAGCCCAAACCCCAGCCAGCACCCCCAACAAAGAAAATCCACCACCATGCCGCCAGTCATGAACCGCCAAGGCTCAAACCAACGCGCCGAAAAAGCCTGGCAGCTCCACATCGCCGGCCGAACCTGGCGCGAAGTCGCCGAGGTCACGGGCTTCAAATCGCCCCAATCGGCCCAGAAAGCCGCCATGGCATGGCTCAAGAAGAACCCGCCGTCCACCCTCGAAATCGCGCGCCGCGCGAACGGTGACGGCATCCGCCAGGTTCGCGGAATGCTGATGGAGACTATGGCGAAGGCCAAGGCCAAGGGGGAGCACCGCACCGTTTCTGAGCTGGGCCGCGCGGTACTCGACAGCTACGAGAAGGAGGCGAAGCTGTGGGGTCTGTTCGTCGTTGTGCCTGAGGAGGTCAACGTGAACGTCACGACCGCCGTGGCGGTGTTGGAGCGCGCGGAGGCCGAGCTGCTGGCGCTGGCGGCGTCGGGCCAGCCAGCTATCTCGGCGCAGCCCGTCATCGATGCCGAGGTGGTTGAGCCGTGACCGCCCCGTCAGATCCGGCGCAGGATGCGATCAAGGCCGCGATGACGGTGGCCAAGGACGTGGCTGAGGGACGCTTGGACCCGGCCGCGCTGAACGCCGCGGTGGTAGCCGAGTGCCGCGAGCTGTTCGCGTTCGTGTCAGGGCCCGGAGATCCGTTGTGGGAGATCCACGTCGAGGTGGCCCGCCAGGTGCTCGCCCTCGATGGCATCCCGGTCGACGAGCTGGCCGAGTGGCTGGCCGTGACCCGCCGGGCGCAGGGCGTTGAAGCGCCGGCCGATTCGTGGATGGCGCGCGTGCTGAAGCAGCTGGCCGACGAGGACGACGAGGCCGAGCCAGTCTAACTGGGGTATACCCGTGCCGGACCCTTTATCGATCCCAGTTTCTCGCCCGCTAACTGCGCAGATGTTGTCTAAAAAGGGTGGTTGACGGATTGTTAGACGGCAATCTACTGTGGTCTAGAACCTAATTAGAAATGGAGGGGTTCATGACCACCATCGCGGATGACCTTGCCGCCGACCTCGGCAGCGACTTCCAAGTCACCACCACCCCGCAGGGCTGGACCGAAGTGCGTGTCCGACCCGAACGCGCGATCGGCGACAAGATCGACTTCGTCCGCATCGTCACCGATGACAGCACGTATCGCCTGATTCACCTGACCCACAACGAGGTCTGCAAAGGCGAGGCGACATTCGTCGGATCGATGATCGGTTTGTTGCCTGCCGTGGTGCATGAGTTCTGCGAAGTGGAGTTCTGACCATGACCACAACGGGCTACCTGACCAGCTTCGCGGCGACGTACCAGGTCGAAGGCGTCACCGAAGCCCAGGCCGCGCAGATCGCCGCCACGGTCCAAACCGCCCTCCAGGCCGCCCTAACCAACCTCGCCAACGAAGAGGCCACCACTGCCGCCACGGCAAACGCCCGAGTGCTCGCGGTCCGCGTGGAGCGCCACGGTGCACTGGTCGAGGAATACGAGGCCCGATGAGCACCACCGACAAGCTGCGAGCCGCGATCAATGCCCGCACAACCCCGCAACTGCTGTCCTACCTGGCGCACCTGGAGACCATGACCAGCACGCCAGAGATTCGCCTCGTTGGCGCGATGATCGCCGACACCATCACCGAACGTGAGGGCATCGACGACGCGCTCAACAAGGTGTTCGCGGACGAGACGTTCACCGGCACCTACCTCGACGCGATCCGCGCAGCGCTGGCCGACCGACGCGTCAAACACCGGCACACCGGCACCGAGGGCATGTTGCTCAACGCGCGTGGCCGGCCGATCGCGATCGTCCACTGGGACGGTCAACCACTACCGACCTGGGCCGACTGGTCCAACCTCACGTGACGACAGGGGATGATGACCCGATGAGCGACTCGAAGACGGGGCAGCAGGTCGGCTACGTGCGGGTGTCGACCCTCGATCAGAACAGCGAACGTCAGCTCGACGGCATCGAGGTTGATAAGCGGTTCGAGGACAAGGCCAGCGGCAAGGACACTGCGCGGCCAGCACTCACTGAGGCGCTCGGTTACGTCCGTGAGGGCGACACTCTGGTGGTCCACTCGATGGACCGGCTGGCGCGGTCGCTGGAGGATCTACGGCGCACTGTGCGGGAGCTGACCGCTCGGGGTGTGCGGGTCCACTTCGTCAAGGAGAACCTCACATTCACGGGCGACGATTCGCCGATGTCCACGCTGCTGCTGTCGATGTTGGGCGCGGTGGCTGAGTTCGAGCGTGCGATGATCCGGGAGCGTCAGCGTGAGGGCATCGAGCTCGCGAAAGCTAAGGGCGTGTACAAGGGCCGCAAGCCCGCGCTGACCGACGAGCAGACGGCTGTGGTGTTGGAGCGGCTTGCAGGCGGCGAGCACCCGGCGGATCTGGCGCGCGAGTTCGGGGTATCGCGTGCCACGGTCTACAACGTGCGAGCCAGGGCGTCGGAGAGCTAGACCAGGGTTGAATGGGTGGCAATCGGCGAATGCTGGGAACTGTCTATGAGGCGGCTGTATACGATGCGCGCGTGTATTACTTGATTCAGCCGAACCTTCGCTTGCTGTGGTGTGACGTCAGCGAATACATGAGCGACCGTTTCGCCAAGGACCACCCGGAGGTCGACATCGATCTTGGTCGGTTGGAATGGCAGCCGGCGGAGCGGCCTTTCGATGTCGAGACGTTGCGTATTGCGTTGCGGTATGGGTCGTCTACAGGTCGCGGGCTCATTGTGTCGGGGCGAGACCTGGTGCCGTTGACATACGCGCGTGATATGCAGGCGATTCGTTCGCGTGATTCCACCAAGCTGCCGAGTGCGGCGTTTTTCGAGCAGGTCATGCCCGGCTGGACGGAGCAGACGCGGGAGTTAGACGCAAAGGTTGATGCGAGCATGGCGCAGACACGTGAACGTGCTGAGCGCGAGCTTGAGCAGGCGATGAGTCGCGAGCCTGTTTCGGCGCTGGTGGAGCACTGGCGGGCGCTCGGCGGTGTGATTCCTAATCCGTTGTGACCCACTACGGATTTCGTAGGTACGAGCACGGGACGGAATGGTGGGGCTTGCGTCGCAACGCCGCCATCTAACTCGGCTACCCACAGTTCGGCGGACCATCAGTCGGAGGTACTTTCGGCTGAGAATTTAGCGGCCATTGGGTAAATTTGTCGTATCGGACATCCGACCACTTAGCCAGTCCCAGATTCGTGGCTGCCCTCAAGTCAGCGCCATATAGCCTCGCGCTCGTAAAATCCGCGCCCTGGACATCCGAAGCTATAATCGCACCGCACATTCGAGCATTTACGAATGTTGCACCAGTTAACGACGGCACATCTGCAATTTGGTCATCGGTGGGTAAGAATTTCACTTCGTTCATAAACGCGCCATCGAAATGGGCATTATCGAACGACCCTCCTTTGGCGATAAGATGATCCAGATTATTACCGTTAAGTACCGCGTTGCGGAGATACGCGCGCAGAAAAGTCGCATGTGGCATAGAGATGTTCTCGAACGATACTCGTGGGAAACTGCCACTCAACGTGATATGAGCCCAGCAGTTGGGGCGTTCACTGCTCGCCTTCTCCGAGAAGACTCGGTTGTGCTTCGAGACGTACTCTGGGGCACTCTCGTCTCCCCATGCCGGCGCCTGCTGTCCTGGCGAGACCTGTGTAACTTCCCGTATCTTGCTCTTGAAGAAACGTCCGTTATATCCCTCTGCAAACGTCTCCACTGCATACTCAACATCAGCTCCAATTGAGGAGTCAGGCGACGCGCATGCACCGCCTTGGGAATTCGTATCGATAAACGCGAGAAGTGTTTTTACAACCTTCTCAACATAGGGTCCATCGTGATCGCCATAGTACCCAGAAGTATCGTATTGAAACTTAGCCACATCAACAAGTTGGTCGATTGCGCCAATTCGTAGATTCGGCTGACTGGATCCGAGCATCTCCAGGGCCCGGGAATACTGATCGGCGGCCTGACTTTCTCGCGTGATTAGAGACTGAGTCTCGGCCGCCGCATTCTGACTTCGCGCCGCGGCGACTTGTTTCTCTGCAATGTCGTTCTGGCTCCGTCCTGCGTGGACGGTTGTTATCAGCGTGCATGCCGAGACGATGACAGCGGCACCCGAGATTAGGGCGGAGTAGCTCGGCGCGTGCTCCTTCAAGTTCGCCCAGATCCTCTGCCGCAGTTTTCGCCTGTTGCGTTGTGCAGGTTGCTCAGTGGCGTCCTCCGATGATTCGTCAGCCGAAGGCTCACCCTCCGCGGCATCGTCTGGTGCATCAGCGGCCGTGGCTCCATCAGGCTCATCTGATGACGACGGCCGATCCTCCTCAGTCATCGCTACATCGTATGGGGCATCTACCGCAAACTCCTGCGACCGGGTGGGTGTCTATCGGCCAGTTGTACGCCGCGGGCCTGACACCGCGGGTGATGTGGTCTTGGCTGTGTCGGTTTGGCGAATACGTCCGCGTCTACCCACGAGGAAGCGGCTTAGTCGATCCGAGGTTGCCCAGGAATTCTGGTGCAGATCGGCGGCGCTGCATGGTGTCTACCAGGGCCGATAGAAGCACCTGCTAATCTGGCTAACTCATTAGCTGGGGTTTTCTCGACATGGCAACCATATGTGTGCAATGATCTGCCCAGGGGCGCGTTCAGCGTCGGCTGAAAGGGGCGGTTGTATTCATGGTCATGAAGGATCGTTGGATAATGCCAGTGGGTTTGCGGCGGGTATCGGCGGTAGTGGCGATTGTCGCCCTGGCTGTCGGTGGAGCGAAGATTGTCGATGACAACACCCTGCCTGGTAGCGGCTTCTCGGCTGTCGCGACTGTAGCGGCGGACCCTACGGGGCCTCCGGGGCCGACTGGGGGAATGACCGACGGCGGGGGTTCACAGTTCCAGCCACCGCAAATGCCCAGCTCAATGCCTGACTATCAGGGCGGTAGCAATCAGCCGCCTCTAGATCAGAACTCCGGGATCTCAATTTATAACACGGGATCACCTGGCGCGCAACAGGTTCCGGGGCAGCAGGCTGGGCAGCAGCCCCAGCAGGCGCAACAGCCCGCTCACGGCACGCAGATCCCTGACTATCAGACGGCCACGCCGTACACGCAGGGTCCCGGTAAAGCGAATCCGGATTACCAGGCGCCGCAACAACAGTCGCCACAGCAAGGCCAACAGCCGCAGCAGGGGCAACAGGAACAGCCGAGTCAGCAGCAACCCCAGAACAAGCAGGACGACACTACTCAGCAGCTGAATCAGAAGCAGCAGGACCAGCAGCAGAAGTGTGATGCGTTGGCCAGTGGTTGGTCTATACCTATGGCTTTGTCTGGGAATGCCCCTCAGGGCAGCTCGTTTGGTGGTGTGCGCGTTCTCGGTCGCGATCCTGGAGGGGTCAGCGTGCCGGGCACGGGCGGAAGCTGCAATGGCTATTGCAACCAAGGCGCTTTGAATGCTCAGAACAACCTTCCGGTGCAGCCCGGTAGCGCCAATCAGCCGGTTGTCGATCGCTCGCTGTTTGGACAACCGGATCCTAATAGCACTACCTCGGGACCGAAAGATACGCTTATGTATTGCGCTGCGGCTCTTACCTGGGTTGTGGGGTCTACGCTGTTCATTGCTGGAAAGATCGTGAAAATAAAAGCGGCGATCGAAGGGTTGGGCGGCGTCGTGCAGGCGGCGAAGATCCTGATACAGGCGGGGACCAAGGCGGAAAAAGCTGCCGCGTTAAGTGAGACTGGCACTCTAACTATGAATCTGGCGTCCGATCTTCTGGGGCTGAAGACAATTGAGACAAATTGTGGAGGCGGTTAGTGCGTAGGGAATGCCGTCGGTGAAGAATCCGAGGCGTGTGTCATGGATGCAGTTCGTAGCGGCTATTCTCGTTGTAGTGGCAGCTTCCATCTTATTGCCCTCGAGTTATAGCCATGCTGTGGCTTCAAATGACGTGAAGCATTGGCTTATCCTGGTAGTCCATGCCTCGATAATTCTCTATTATGTTGGTGCTGCGATTCGGCTGTACCGCAAGGAGTTGTAATGCGAAATTCAGTATTTCTTGCGCTGCTTGGCATCGTTGGTGCGGGAATTGTAGGATGCGCGTCGAATATCGAGACGGAACCCGAGCCGACCGCGACAGGTAGCCCTACGGAGATTAGGGCTGTTGAAGCCGGTGCCTCAGCATATCTAGCTTCTTACTATGCCAAGAATATTGTTGAGATCCGTGAATTGAGTTGCGGCGAGCTTCGAGCGCAGATTGGCTCTATGTCCGATGAAGCCATGACGGAGAAAATAGCAAAGGCTATCGACGCTCATGGACCTGCACGCCTGGACGGGTTCGTCAACACGACCGTGACAGGCCATGACGGCCACATTACTGCGACAGTCAAGTATGAGCATTCTTTGCCAGACGATATTGTGACCATGAAACTCGCAAATATTGACGGGAGGTGGAAAGTATGTACTTACAAGGTCGCCCCGTAATATCGGCAATTTCAGTGATCGCTATAGTGGCAAGTCCGCTAATGGCCTGCGGGGGCAATGGTGCCGCGGAAAAGGTCGAACCAAAGTCATCTGCTAGTCCGGGCACACCGAACTTTGACGATATACCCGGTCAAATACCTGCAAACTCTACGACCACGCCCGCAGGTCAGGCAGCTGCGCCAGTGGGCGGCTGCGCCAATATTACCGGGCCGCGTGCGGACTCAAAGCTGGAAATAGTCGACTGTGTCAGCGCGGGAGCTAGCTACAAGATTGTGCAACGAGTCGCCTATCCGACCGAATGCGTAGCAGATGTGGACAAGCAGTACTATCACGGCGGTGTCGATAGCCAATGGGCTGCATGTCTTGACTATCTGTGGAAATCAGATCAATGCTTGAGTGTAACTAAAGATCTAACTGTGCGCGTTCAGTGCAATGACCATAAAGCTCAGAACGTGCAATTGCCCACAAAAGTAATTCTCAATACAACAACGACCGCAAACTGCCTTACGGGTGGTTTCGCTCATCCCGTGCGACGATTCACAATCTGTACGGAAACTCAGCCGTAATCGCGTGCCAGTCTCATTTCCAACGAGACTCAGAAGTAGACTCCTGGTCTTGTGGCTGGGCGACGTGGGATGCGGCGGTGGTCAGATGATGACCTCGCGGTGTTGCGGGATCGGTCTCTGACTGCGAGCCAGGTTGCTGAGCGGTTGGGCCGGTCGGTGTCGGCGGTGGAGCAGGCGCGTATCGCGTATGCGGAGAATGTGTCGAATCCTGGAAGGGAGCGGGTCCGGCGGCCCTGGTCGGATGCTGAGCTGGCGGTGGCGTTGGATCGTTCGTTGACGATGTCGCAGGCGGCGAAACAGTTGGGTCGTACCGTGGGTGCGGTGCATTCGGCGCGGGCGCTGTATTCACATGGCCGCACTGGTGAATCGGGTCGGCGTCGCCGCTGGACTCCAGCGGATATCGAGATCTTGTTGGATGCCTCGCTGACTACTGCAGAGGTCGCACGACGGCTGAATCGTTCGGTTGGGACGGTGTATTACGCACGCCGCCGCTATGGCCGTAAGGTGCCGTCCGATGCTCACGGGACGTTATTGGCGTGGCGTTTTCATGGCTGTACGTGTGAGCCATGCCAAGAGTTTGGCCGACAGTTTTATGCGCGCACCCGTGATCCGCGTGAGGAAAACGCCCGAGCCCGCAGCTACTTTCGTCAAGCACAGGCGACTACGATTCCGACCGCAACCAGGCGCGGTAGCCGGTGGACTGATGAGGAGATCGCGATCGCGTGCGATCCGAGTATCCGTGCCGTTGATGCCGCAAAGATGTTGAATCGCACCGCTAGTGCGATCGTCGGGGCTCGACATCGATACAAACGTGACGGCACCGTCAAGTCACGACGCCATTCGACTTGACTAACGGCTGATCCCCGACTCCTCGGGGTTTCATCATCTGCTGCCAGACTGCGGCGCGTGCCCGAATACACGCAGCTTGCCGTCGATGATCTGTACACCTTCGCAGGCAACCCGCGCCGCGGTGATGTCAGCCAGATCGCCGTTTCGTTGACCAAGCACGGCCAGTACCGGCCTATCGTGGTGAACCGGGGCAGCCAGACCGGCCGCCGTAACGAGGTGCTGGCGGGCAATCACACGTTGATGGCTGCACGGTCGCTCGGCTGGACCAGAATTGATGTTGGGATCGTGGATGTCGACGAGGACACCGCGCGTTCGATCGTGGCGGCCGACAACCGGCTGGCCGACCTGGGCGAGTACGACACCTCGGACCTGTATCAGCTGTTGTCGTCGATCGAGGACTTGGGCGGAACCGGTTACGGGCTCGAGGATTTGTTGGCGATGGAGCGCGAGCTGTTCCCGCCGGAGCCGCTGACCGATCCAGATGACGTTCCGCCAGCACCGGAGTCGCCGGTGTCGCGGCCGGGGCAGTTGTGGTCGTTGGGGGAGCATCGGCTGCTGGTCGGATCGGCGACCGATCTGGAGGGTGTGCGGGCGCTGTGTGGTGACGTGCAGCCGGATTGCGTGTGGACCGATCCGCCCTATGGCGTCGACTATGTGGGGAAGACGAAGGCGGCGTTGCGGATCCAAAACGACGTGACTGGCGGGCTTTTCGAGCTGCTGAAGGCGGCGTTCGATGTGGTGGCCGCGGTGGCCCGGCCGGGCGCCCCGGTGTACGTGGCTCACGCCGACACCGAGCGCACAACGTTCGAGTCCGCGATGGATAGCGCCGGGCTGCAAGTGCGGCAGAACCTGGTGTGGGTGAAGAACATGATGGCCCTTGGCCGTTCGGACTACCAGTACCGGCACGAGCCCATCCTGTACGGGTTCGTCCCGGGCGGCGAGGGCCGATTGGGTCGCGGCGGCGAGCGCTGGTTCGGCGACAACAAGTCCACCACGGTGTTTGAGGTGGACAAGCCTGCCCGCAACGCCGAACACCCGACGATGAAGCCCGTCGCGCTGATCGAGGCGATGCTGGCCAACAGCCTGCCCCCGGGCGGCGCCGTGCTGGACCCGTTCTCGGGTTCGGGTAGCACGCTGATCGCAGCGCATGGCCGTCAGTCCCGTTGCTTCGGTGTGGAATTGGATCCTCGATATGCCGATGTGATTCTGCGGCGGTTCGAGGAGCACACGGGCATCGCTCCGGAGCTCGACGGTGATCCGGTGTCGTTCTCGGGCGCAGCCTGACCTCATGTCCGCGGTGTTGAGTTTGGCGGCTGCCCGGTATGTGCGGGTGGCACGCGCCCGCGGACGGCCGGGGAGCCCTGCTGAGTTGGCGCGGCGGCTTGACGCGAAGTTCCGTGTGACACCGACGATCCGGCTGCTGTCGGACCTCGCGGTGCGATCGGTTAGGGAGCCGGATCAGCGAGATGTTGTCAGCACTCCGCCGCGGACGGGGAAGTCGCAGTCGCTGGCGATCTGGACGCCCGCCTGGGCGTTGGGCGAAAACCCGGATCTGAAGATTGTGATCGTGTCGTACTCGGATGAGTTGGCGCAGACGCATTCTCGTGAGGTCCGCAAGATCATCAACGAGCACTCCGAGTTCCTGGGATACCGGCTGGCGCGCGATAAGACGTCGGTGGGTCAGTGGCGGGTGGAGGGCCACGAGGGCGGCGTGCTGGCCACTGGTATCAACTCGGGTGTGACGGGTTTCGGCGCCGACCTGATGATCATCGACGACCCGGTCAAGGATGCGGCGGAAGCCGACTCGAAGGCGCATCGGCGGCGTGTGCTCAACGAGTACCAATCGACGTTGTCGACGCGTGTGCACCCGGGCGGCTCCGTCGTAGTGGTGATGACGCGCTGGCATGAGGAAGACTTGGCCGGGGCGCTGATCAAGCAGGAGCCGGACCGTTGGCGGCGCACTAACATCCCCGCCGTCTCGGACCCGAAGATCCCCGACGCGCTCTGTCGGCCTGCTGGAGTGGCGATGATCAGCGCGTTGGGCTTCACGGCCGAGCATTTCGCGGCGACACGGCGCACCGTGGGGGAGCGGGTGTGGTTCGCACTGTACTGCGGTGAGCCGAAGAACCCCGAAGGTGGTTTGGTCAAGCAGAAGTGGTTGGACGATTGGCGGCTCCTACTCGCGCCGTCGCGGGCGGTGTTCACCGTGGTGGCGGTAGACCCATCCGATAGCGGGTCGGGCGACTCGTGCGGTTTGGTCGCGACATCGCTCACCGGGCAGGGCGTGGTGGCGTTGATCGCCGACAAGTCCAAGCCGATGACATCGGATGAGTGGGCGCGTGAGTCTGTGCAGTTGGCGATCGACGTGGGTGCCAGCGAGATCGCGGTGGAAGGATTCGCGGCCCGCGAGACCTACACGCGGGTGGTCAAGGAAGCGATCACCCGCGCCGAGGAGAACGGCGCACTGAACCGGCCGATCACGGTGTCGTCGTGGCCGCCGAAGGGCCGACCGCGCGTGGGCGATGCGGTGGCGCGCTCGGCCGCGCTGTTGCAGGCATTGGAGGTGGGCACGTGCCGGTTGGCGGGCCATTTTCCCGAGTTCGAGGCCAAGTCCGTGGCCTGGCAGGCAGGCCAACACCAGCCGGACAACTTGGCGGCGTTAGTGATTGGACACGACGTCTGCGTGCACTCGGCCGGGTTGGCGTGGGACATCTCAGCGCCGCTGGTCGACGGCGCACTCGGCCCGACTGCTCGCACTGCTGGCCCCACTGGTTCGGTGGTGGACCTGACCGATTGGATGTCACGCAAGGTCGGGTGACGTCACCGTGCGGAGGTACTTTCCTGGCTATGGCCTCGGAAACCATCGATGGACGTTTGGCGGCTCTGCCGGATGCGGCGCTGGGCTTCGCGCTCGGTGTACGGGTGGGTGGTCCGCAGTCGGTTGCGAACGTGGGGCAGGTGTCGACGCTGATTGCAGAGCTGCAGCGCCGCGGTGTGTATGCGGACATGCTGGCGGTGCTCGATCCTGAGTTGGCGGCGCGGATCGAGTTGTTGGACAGCGCTGATCGCGGCCAGCGCTGGGCACGGACAGGCAGGCGATGATGGAGTTCGCGCGAGGCGGTCCGATCGCTGGGCCTGATCCGACACCGATCTACACCGAGACTATGCGGTGCTCCGCGAACTGGGGAGGGTATGTGATTCCAGCCGGTGCGGTTTCAGAGGCGGCGGTGCGGCTGATGGCCCGTCTCGGTGAAACGGTGACTCAGATCACCGGCAACGTAACGGTTTAGGGTTTCTGAGCGTTCCGGGTGGGCCGCTGAGGGCATGCGGGCTTACGGTGGCGTTTGTGTGGTCGGTGAACTCGATTCCGGTGGGCGCGGTTTGACGACGCCGGAGCGGTGGGAACCCGATACACAGATGGTTGCGGCGGTGCTTTCGTCCCCGAAATCGTTCCGCAAGATGACCGAGATGTGCGATCAGGACCGAGCCTGGCTCGTTGCTGGGCTCACGGCCGCGGGTATGACGGCCCAAGACATCGCTGCTCGAACTGGCTGCAGCTTGCGCCTTATCCGCGCGATCCGCGCCGAGGACATGACGCAGGCGTTCGTGGTCGCGCAGCGGGAGGCGCGCGAGGTCAGTGACGAACTGCGTTTGGAGCGTATCGAACTCACGGCCACCCGATACGAGGCGGATCAGTCCAAGGCCGAAGCAGCGCGTCTGCGCACGCAGATAGATCAGCTTATCGATGCCCACCTGGCTGGGACTCTCACGTTGTTCCGTTGCGGGCACGCGCAAGTCAAGTACAACGTGTACGAGCATGGCGGCCGCAAGTTCTGCCGCGAATGCGCGCGACTACGCAAGCAGGAGCACCGCAAATCTAAGCGTCTAGCTGCGGTGTCCTAATCCTGTAGGACAGTTTCAGCGGGATCGGTTTCACCCCTTGGCCTTAGCGTCGGCGACCATGAACACCGGCCTCGGACTCACCGTCCTGATCCTCGTCATCTACGTGCTCGCTGTGATGCGGCTCGTGCGGCTGATCAACTACGACACCATCCTGGATCCTGTGCGGCTGTGGATCGCTCACCGCGCGAACCTTGCGATGATCGCTGCCGATGAGGCGCGAACGGTCGGCCATCCGGTCACCGCGCAATCGCACACCCGCCGGATGGCGCGCTGGAACCTGCTGGCCGAATTCCTCGGATGCCCCTGGTGCGTGGGGTTTTGGCTGTCGCTGGCCGCCGCGGTGGCGCCAGTGCATCTCATCGGCTGGCCGTGGTGGGCTGTGTTCGGTGTAGCGCTGGCTTGTTCCTATGTCGTCGGGCTGGCCGCGCCGCTGACGGCCGACGAAATGGAGATCGTCAGCCGCGACGCGGACTCCGACCAGTAAACACCCTGCACAGTTACCGTCTGCGACGTGGCCGCCCCAGACTTGCGTGTTGTTCGACGCCGTAGAGGCGACGCGTTGACGGCCTCTGCGCCGCGCGCCCTGACCGCGGCGAGCACCCCTGTAACCAACTCGGCCCAGATCTTCCAGGCCGGATCGGTCGGCCGCCGGAACAACTGGCAGGCCGAAGCCTGGGAGATGTACCGGGCAGTCGGCGAGCTTCGCTACTACGTTGGATGGCGGGCCAACTCATGCTCACGAGTCCGATTCGTGGCCTCCGAAATTGACGCCGACACCGGTGAGCCAACCGGAAGTATCGCCGAGGACAACCGTGAGGGACAACGGGTCACCGAGATCGTCCGCAAGATCGCCGGCGGCAGGCTAGGGCAGGCGCAGCTGACTCGACGGGCCGCCGAATCGTTGACGGTCCCGGGTGAGCTGTGGATCGCGATCCTGATGCGGACCGACGGCACCGACCAAAACCAGAGGCAGGTGGCCAAGTGGTATGCGGTCACGCGCAGAGAGATTGAACAAGGCCCGCGAAGCAACACCGTGACGATCAAGCTGCCTGACGGCACAAAGCACGTGTTTGATCAGAGCAAGGGCGACGGCATGTTCCGGGTGTGGAATCCCGACGCCGAAGACGCGTCGCTGCCTGACTCGCCTGTGCAGGCGTGCTTGGACTCTCTGCGCGAGATCGTGCGCACCACGAAAAAGATCAAGAACGCGGACAACTCGCGCCTGCTGAACAACGGACTGCTGTTCGTGCCGTCGGAAGCAACATTGCCCGATCAGCAGTCGCCGGTGGCGGCCGATAAACCCGGCGACTCGGCTCCGCAGCTGCAACCAGGCCGACGAGTCGCAGCCTCGCTGCAGCAGATGATCGTTCAGGTCGCCGAGACCGCGTCCAAGGACGAGAACAGCATGGCCGCCCTGGTCCCGATTGTCGCGGCTGCGCCTGGCGATCACCTAGCGAAGATCAACCACCTTGAGTTCGGCAAGGACGTTACCGACACGGCGCTGAACACTCGGGAGAAGGCCATCGCCCGGCTAGCGACAGGGTTGGACATGTCCCGGGAGCGGCTACTCGGGCTGAGTACTGGAAACCATTGGTCCGCATGGGCTATCGATGATCAGGACGTGCAAGTGCACGTCAAGCCCGTCATGGAAATCATCTGTCACGCGATCTACGAGTCGGTTCTTCGCGGGATGTTGATCGATGAGGGAATCGACCCTGACAAATACATTCTCTGGTACGACGCATCGGCCCTGACGTCCGATCCGGATCTGACCGACGAGACGAAGGACGCGTTCGAGAAGGGCGCGGTTACAAGCGAATACCTGGTACGGACCTATGGGATTCCTGATGACGCAATGTATGACTTCACCAGTTTGGAGGGCTGGCAGCAGTGGGCGCAGGACAGGGTGAGTCAAGATCCCACGCTGCTGCGTGAACTGCTGCCCCTACTCGATAGTTCGGTGCAGGGCATCGAGTTCCCTGAGCCCGTCGCAGCGCTGCCGCCCAGCCAAAGTGACGGGGAAGATGACACATCGGGTGCTGAGCAGCAGCAGGAACCGGACACCGAGGACAACGGCAGCGGTGTGCAGGCCAGCGCACGGGCCAACGTGGAACTTGCGGTGGTGGATCTGATGGTGGGCCGCGCCCTCGAGTTGGCCGGCAAGCGACGCGTCCGCACGAACGATCGGGAGCAGCACGCGCGGCTCAAAGGCATCCCGACGCACGAATATCACCGGTACATGGGCCCGGTCGACGAGCCAGAGGTACAGCGGTTGATCAAAGGGTGGGACAGCATCATGAGCGAGTCAGCGTTGTCGCGTTTGGGTATTGACCCCGATCGGGTGCGGGCCGCAGTAGCGCGGGCTGCACGTAAAGAACTGACATCGCAGGTCATCGACGGACAGGTCGGCTGATGGCTCACATCGACAAGACGCACCCCGGCAAGGTCGTTGCCTACGAAGGCGAGGCGAACGCGAGCTACTACATCGAGAGCCGTCGGGTAATTGTCGTGGCCGATTCTGGCAGCTTCGCCGACGTATTGGCCGCAGTGACGGCTCTCAGGGACGAGGTGTGCTGATGGACATCGCATCCGCGATTGCGCTGGCAGGGCTGGCGCACATGGTGGGGGATTACGTCATTCAGTCCGATTGGATGGCCCAGGAGAAGACAAAACGCTGGTGGCCCGCTATTGCGCACGCAGTGACCTATGGGTTGCCGTTCGTGTTCATCACCCAGTCGGTGCTCGCGCTGGTGGTGATCGTCGGTACGCACGCGGTGATCGACCGTTATCGGCTGGCCCGCCACGTGGTGTGGTTCAAAAATCAGCTGGCGCCGCGGGCGTTCCGGCCGACCCGCACCGCGACGGGGCACGGCGCCGATCGCCCCGACTGGCTCGCTGTGTGGCTGCTCATTATCGCCGACAACGTGATTCACATGCTGATCAACGTCGCGTCGGTGGTGTGGCTCTGATGTGGCCTGAGCGTGGGGAGGCGCTGTCTCGGACGATCGAGGCCGAAGCAGCGATCAGCGACCTGTACGCGGAGACGTTGCGGCGCTGGGCACCCGAGGCGCGCGCCGCTGTGCTGCCCGCACTGACCGCGGCAGCTGCGTTACCCCCAGACCCCGACGCCGTCGCGCAGACCCAAAGCATGTGGGACCAACACTCCGAAGCCGTTATCGTGACCGGCCTCGGCATCTTGTGGGCAGCATCGGTGTACGAAGCCACGATCGGCCTGGGCGGCGCGCTCGCCGACGTGGTCGTGCCCGACCTCGACACCGTGGTGCTGGCCATCGTGCTCGGCTCGCTGCTCATGTCCGGCAAGGAAATCGCTGCTGCCGTCGCCCATGTCGAAGCTAACCCGGCGCTCGCCGCGGCGCGCGATGACTTCCTGGCCAGCCGCCGTGACAATATCGCGGCTACGCCGGCGATGGTGCGCGCCAAGATGGAAGCCGCGCTCGCCGAACCGGCGCTGACCTTGTCAGTGACCCCCGAGGACCGGCCGGAGGTGTTGCGCGCCAGGGCGGCCGAAGTCCTGGAGCCGTCGTCAAACGAAATGCGTGATCTGGCCCGCCAGCGCGGGTACCAGGCCGCCGATGTGCTCAACAACGCGGTTGTCGCCGCTGCGGCGCAGTCGGAAGAGTCCGCAGGGCTGGAGAAGACGTGGATCTGCACCCTGGATGGCAAGACCCGGCCGACGCACTGGGCCGCTGACGGGCAGCGAGTGCCGCTTAAGGGTCACTTCACCGTTGGCGGTGAGCAGCTGTTTGTCCCGGGCGATATGTCGGCGTCGCCCGCGGAGTGGAAGAACTGCCGGTGCCGCGTCGGCATTCTCGCGGCCGGCGAAGAGCTGCCCGACGAGGTTGATCGGCACACTGAGCGCCTCGACGGCCGGGATTCGGTGGCAGTCAACCGTGATGGGCGCACCCAGGCAGAGGAAATTGAGCGCCGAGACAAGGCGGGCAATGTGCGTGCCCGTGACACCGAGGACGGTATCGGGCGCGTGGCGTCCGGCGGCTGGGCCGCATCGAGTGAACAGGAGTACGAAATGGCTGACGACACAGAGACCTATTTGACGTTTACCGACGCGCTATTCGCGGTGACCGGTACTCCGACGTCCGATGGTCGGATGCTTGCAGCCGACATCGAGCTTGCCTTCCGCGACACCCCGATGCCGTTGCAGTGGTGCGAGAAAATGGAAGGCGGCCACTACGGGTCCGTCACCGTGGGAGTCATCGAGGCGATTCGGTTCAAAGACGGCGAGGTTCGTGCGGACGGCTACATGCTCAACAACGACAACGCCATCAAAGCGATCGACCTAGTGAGTCATGGTGTGTGCAATCCGTCCGTGGATCTGGGTGATGTCACGATGATCGCCACCTACGAAGACGGCACAGTAGTGACAGAGGAAAACTACGACCCTGACCGCGAGATATTCGCCACTACAACGGCTGCCGAAGTACTCGCCACCACCATCGTGGCCATCCCTGCATTCGGGCAGACAAGGTTTGCCCTGAACGCCGAACGCGAGGCGCGCGACAAGGCACTGGTTGCGTCGATGGCCGCGAAATTCCAACCACGCGTGTACGCCCCGGTCTTGTTCTCCGACCCCGGGCTCGCTGGACCCACTCCGCTGTCGATCGACCCCGAAACGGGGCGGATCTTCGGACATGTAGCCACCTTCAATGAAAAGCATCGTTCCGTTGGCCTCGGGCATATCTCGCCTCCGCGGTCGCACACCGGGTATGCACACTTTCACTCCTCGCCACCGGTGCGCCTTTCCGATGGCACTGAACTATCGGTGGGTCGGCTGACCGTGGGCATCGGACACGCACCGGTGTCTGGAGTGAGCAACGCCGAAGCTCAGGCGCACTACGACAACGCCGAGGCGTGCTTTGCGCTCGTAAGAGCCGGAGAAGACGCCCACGGCATCTGGGTGTCGGGTGTTGCAGCGCCGTGGGCGACACCGGACAAGATCGAGATGGGCTTGGCCGCGCCCTTGTCCGGCGACTGGCGCCCATACGGCGGAAACCTCGAACTCGTTGCCGTGCTGGCAGTCAACACACCAGGATTCCTGTGCCGCAGAACAACCGACTCACAAGGCAACCCGTTGTCGTTGGTGGCTTCCATGTCGCCGCGCCCGGGAGCATCCGGCACTACAGCGCTGTCTCGCGATGACATCAAGGCTGCCGTCACCGAGGCCTTGGCCGAATCCGCGCATGCTGCCAAGCGGGCCGCGCTGCTCACGCGTGCGACATTGGCCGTTGGGGATCCGCCGCCGGAGCCATCGCCAGCCGAGCGGATGCGCCAACTGCTGGAGCGTGCCTGATGGGGTGCGGATGCCGCAGGGGCACACGCGCCGGTTCGGTCACGTCTTCCGGTGCGACGGTGCAGAGTTTCGAATACACCGCGCCAGATAAGACGGTCACTTCGTTCCTGACGCTCATCGAGGCCAAGAAGGAACAACGCCGAAATGGTGGCGGCACCATCAAGCTCATCACCAGCTGAGTTTCTTAAAGGCTGTTAACCGCAGAGGGATTCCCGCAGGTCTTTGACCTGCGGGTTTCTCTTTTGGCGGCTGCTACTCGAAAAGCGTGTGCACGCACCGTCTCTACGTTCTGCGGCCAAGAGAGTTCCTGTCATGCGCTATGTGCCGGGGAGCGATCGAACAGACCGAGAGTTTCACTCTGAGAACAGGAGCACGCAGTGAAGTTCGACAAGCTGCCCGATCCGCTGCCCGCCACCGTCGCCGAGCTCAACGAGCTGGCTGACACAGTGACAGCGGAGATCCGGGTATTCCAGGCCCGCGCCGCCGCCAACGACGAGTTCAGCGCTGAGGAGACTGAGCGTTTCGAGTACCTGCTCGACAGCCGCGACAAGGTTGTGACCGAGCGCGATTCGATCGCCGCCGCCGATCAGGCACAGACCGAGAACCTCAACGCCCTACTCGACCGCGCGAATGCCGCGACCGAGAAGCCCGCGGCCGAGCCAGAGGCCGACACCGTGACAGACAACGAGGCAGCCCCCGCAGACGGTGACGGTGGTGCTGCAGCGGAAGTGGTGGCAGAGGCCGAAGCCGCCACCGCGGCAGCTGCCGCGGAATCGGAAACTGTCACCGCTGCCGCAGGTTCGGGCCGCCAGGTCGAGTTCGCGGGCGCAGTTCGCAACAGTGAGATCCCTTCCGGTACCCCCGGCGGTGAGACGCCCAAGGGCTGGGACATGCTGCAGTCGGCGCCGAAGTACGCCGAGTTCGGCACCGAGAAGGTCGGTTTCGCCGAGATCGCTCAGTCGATTGCCTCTGTAAGTGCAGGGTCCGTCTCGGGCCGTCAGCGCACCGGCACGAGCCCTGACGGCAACTACGCGACCCAGGCGATCGCCCGCCTGACGCGGCCGGCTCCGGAGATTCCGGCGCCTGCCAATGAGCATGAGGCGCTCGCGGTTCTGGATGCCATCGGCCGCGACATCCCAGGCCACGGCCCGGCGAACGCGAAGGGCCTGGTCGCTGCTGGTGGTTGGTGCGCCCCGTCGCAGCAGGTCTACACCTTCTGCGGTGTGCCCGAGGCCTCGAATCTGCTGTCGCTGCCGGACTTCCCGTTCGACTTCTCTCGCGGAGGTGTCCGCGTCCCGATCAGCCCCGATGTGTCGGCGCTACTGGACAACCTGTGGCACTTCACCGAAGCCGAACTTGAAGCCGTCAATGCCCAGGGCGATCCGACCGCGGTCAAAAAGCTCATCGAGTTGCCGTGCCCGGACGAGTTCCTCGAGTGGCGCCTGGAGGCAATCGGCTGGGCCGCCAAGGCCGGCATCTTGATGCGCCAAGCCTGGCCCGAGGCGATCGAGAACGCATTGCAGCAGATCCAGGTTGCCCACCAGCACCGCGTCTCGCAGATCTCTATCGGCAAGATGGTCGCTGGATCGGGCACTCCGATCGCGGTTCCTGCCGGGTCGGTGCTAGGAGCAACCAGTGGCGTTCTCAACGGTCTGGCGCTGCAGGCGTCGAACCTTCGGTACAACAAGGGGCTCGCGGACAACGCCACCATCGAAGGCGTTGCGCCGGTGTGGTTCCGTGAGGTGCTGCGCGCCGACCTTGCGCTGCGTGAGGGCAAGGAATTCCTGGCCGTCACCAACGCGGAGATCGACAACTGGCTGGCGGTCCGCGACATCTACCTGCAGTACGTGGTGGATTGGCAGACCCGCGGCGCGGGCCAGCCCGGCAACATGGCCACCGTGGTGTACCCGGCCACGGTCGACGTGATGCTGTACCCCGCCGGCACCTGGTTCCGCACGCTGAACAACGTCATCACCTTGGGCGTGCAGTACCCGCTGCAGCAGTTGCAGCTCAACCAGTACACCCACGTGTTCACCGAGGACTCGCTGCAGGTGGGCAAGCGTTGCGACCAGTCGATCATCGTGCGGCTGCCGATCTGCGTGTCCGGTGCTATCGGCGCCCGTCAAACCGTGGCGTGCAACACGCCGCCTGCGACCCCGTAGCGGACCCCGGCGAATCGCATTGGACGAGGCGGGCGGACGTGAACAACCGAGGCATTCACGTCCGCCCGCCTTCCCGGCAGAGAGGAATCGCGCCACATGACCGCAGCACTATCCCCGGTGCAGTTTGACGCACCGTTGGTCAACCCGGCACCCAACGGGCTCGTCGCTGCCACCCAGTGGGTCGACGAGAGCGGACCGCTGCGCTGGCTGCCGTCCGGTGTCGAGTTCCGGGTCTTCAACTACGGCGGCGGCACCCAGTTCGGCGTCTGGAGCGCAGCATGGAACGCCACCGAGTCTGAGCTCAAACCCGCCGACGTCAAAAAGGGTGAGCGTCCTGCCTTCCTAGATGCGTTCATTGCGCAGACCACGTACGCATCGGACGACTGCAGTCTGCTCAAGCGGAGCCGCGATGAGATCCGGGTCCGGGCACAGCAAGTACACCGCGTGCTGGAGCCTATCCAGACGGAGAAAACGCTCGCGGCCCGCATGCTGCTCGATGCCGGGACGCCTGGGGCTAAGACGGGAATCGTGGCAGCTATCGGCGCCATCGAGGGGCTGATCGCGGACACCGGCACCGTCGGGGTCATTCACGCGTCGGCGGAGTTGGCCGCCCCTGCCGCACAGGCGAATCTGATCCGCTACAACAACGGCCGGCTGGTTTCACCGCTGGGTAACACCTGGGTGTTCGGCGGCGGCTACGTCTCGGCGCTGGGCGCCAAGCTGATCGCTACCAGCCCGACCTACGGATGGCGCGGACCAGTAGAGCTGCGCGATGCGCCGAGCCTGCAGCACAACGAATTCAAGGCCATCGCCGAGCGGTCGCTGGTCGTCGGATATGAGGCGCTGATCGGCGCCGTGAACATCACGTAGAAGGGTTGGACGTTATGCCTGCTGGTGTGGAAGTTGTGGTCAAGGAAGGCTTCGCCACCATCGATTTCGTCGACGGGACGCTGCGCGGCCCCGGATTGGCCAAACTACTGGAAGTCAGCACACCGCCGGAGGCCATCGAGAAACTGACCCGCGAGGGTCCGCGCGCTGTCTACGTAGTGCCGGAAGGCAATGCCCGCGAGGCCGGCCTGCTCGACGAAGTGGACGCCGATGACTCCAACGATGGCCAACCGCCAGCAGCAATGACCGACGCGACCACGGGCGACGACGGCTCGGGCGCGGCGTTGTCGCTCGCTGAACCGGTTTCGACCGACGCCGAAGGTACAGCCATCGGCTACCCCACCCAGGAGCCGCTTCCTACAGGTGATTTCGCGCCGAAGGCTTGGCCACAGGGCGATCCTGAGTTGGACTGGAAGCGGCCGCAGCTCGATGCCTACGCCGCGTCCAAGGGTCTGGACACCAAGGAGCTGCCCAACAAGGAAGCAGTGTTCGCGGCCATCGCCAAGCACGCTTCAGAGGCGATGAACTCATGAGCGATCTGTTTACCCGGGAGTTCTGGAAGGACGCAGTGGAGCGCACCGTTAGTTCTGCGGCACAAGGGTTCCTTGTAGGTGGCGGCCTCGGTGTTGGTGCCGAAGCTACCCAATCTGTTGACGCCCGGTACTTTCCGTGGCTCGCCGCGGCCAGCGTCGCGGGCGGTATGGCAGCGGCGAGCTTCGCCAAGTGCCTGGCCGCAGTGCATGTCGGCGAGCGTGGGACCGCCTCACTACATCCGCGAAGGTCATTCGAGTGAGCCCAGACCAGATCCAGGCCATTGGCGGAGTCATCGTCGCCATCCTGACCGCCTGGCAGGGGCTGACCACGCGACGCGTCCGGAATCTCGAAACCCATGTGAAGGCCGTCGAAACCGAACGAGACAAGCTCAGATCCAAACTGCGCGTTGCTGTCCGTTATATCCGTGAGTGGATGGAGTGGGCGCGCCAACACGCGCCCGGCAAGCCAACTCCGGCGGTCCCGGCCGAGTTACGCGAAGAGATCTGATGCACCCCGTCCTTTTACTGTTCGCCGCAGCCTCGGAAAACGTAATGGACCGGCGCGAAGCGCCTGATAGCAGGAGGAAGCCAGCACATGGCATTCGCAGTCGTTAAGGGCTATGCGCTCCGCGTGACCAAGGTGGATTCGTGCGGTCTGCCCATCCAGGGCAACGCCAACCGCATCGTCACCGAGGGATTCATTCGGGTCAATCTGGATCCGAATATGAAGGAAGCCAACGAGATCACCCAAGAGAACGCCGCGGGCAAGGAGTGCGTCAGTGATCGCACCCCGGCCGAACGCCGTTGGTGGAACACCGAACTTCAGCTGTGCGGCGTTGACCCGGACCTGTGGTCGCTGATCCTCTTGTGGGCGAGGGTGCTTGACTACAACGGTGACCCGATCGGCGTGATCGACAGCAAGTCCGTCGATGACAAGTCGGGCGTCATGTTCGAGATCTGGACTGGCGGCCAGGGCGACGACGACTGCCCCGAGCCGCTGGATGACTCGATCTTCTCCGCGGCGGCATCCGGACGCCAATACGGCTATCTCGCTTTTGCCGGCAATGAGTTCGTGTCGGGCGCAATCCCTGTTGGCGCCGAGGCGTCGAACTTCACCTTGACGGGTCGCACGATCGCGCCGAAGCGGTGGGGACGGGGCCCGTACAACGTGGCCGCGATCGACCCCGCCGGCACACCGGGGCGTCTGCTGGTTCCCATGTACAGCAAGGACTCGGACAACCACCTGATCCTGTTCCGGACCCCGGTGCCGCCGCCGGCGCCCACCGAGGGTGCGTGCGAGCTGGCGGTGCAGTCGATCTTTACCGGTCCGGGTAAGGCGTACTTCGGTGTGGACGCCGCTGATGTGGCTCCGCCGCAGCCGATCTGCAAGGCCAAGACGTACACCGTCGCGGTTACCGGCACCGGGAACTGGAAGGCCAAGGTCGGCACTGAGCCGACCGCCGACATCGCGGCCACCGCGCTGCCCGCGGCGGTGCAGTCGGCGATCGAGGCGCTGTCCAACGTCGAGGTGGGCCAGGTCCAGGTGTCCGGTACGGCAGGCAGCTACACCGTGAAGCTCGACCCGGCTCTGGGGGCGCTTAGCGCCGACAGCACGGGCCTGACTGGCGGTGCTGCCACCGTCACACCGGCGTAGGGGAGCAGGCGAGCGAAACGCCCGGGGTGTCACGGCCCCCGGGCGTTTCGTCATGTGTAAGCACCCCTGACTCTTACCGTGTGCCCCATGTCCTGCGATTGGCCGATCGACCGGAGCTGTCTTCCGCCGCCGCCCGAACTCGGCACCAGCCCGACCGCGGAGGAACAAGCGGCCCACAACCTGGAACTGATGCGGCGCAGCAACGCCGAAGACATTGCCGTGCACGTGCTGTGGGCGCTGTCCGGCCGCCAGTTCGGCGCCTGCGCGACCACAGCGCGGCCCTGCCGTTCCTACGCGCAGGGATTCGGGTACAGCTCGACCGTTCTGACACTCGATGCCGGCCAATGGGTGAGCTGGCCGTGTGGCTGTATCGGGGGCTGCTCGGTCACGGGCCCGCGGGTAGTGCATCTGCCGGGCCCGGTCGCGTCGATCACCGACGTGCGGATCGACGGCGCGGTGCTCGATGAGTCCGGGTACCAGCTGGAGGGAAACGCCCTGTACCGCAAGGACGGTGCATGGCCTAGCCAAGATCTCGGCAGGCCGCTCGGGGAGCCCGGAACCTGGTCGGTGACCTACGCGCGCGGCAACCCCGTACCAGCTGGTGTCGACAAACTGGTAGGCCAACTGGCCCGCGAATTCGTTGCCGCCTGCGATGACGAAGACACATGCCGCCTGCCGCGCACCGTGGTGGCCACCACCCGCCGTGGCGTGAGCCACGAATTCGATCCGACGAAGATCCTCGCCGCAGGCAAGACGGGGCTAAGCGAGGTGGACCTGTGGCTGTCCGCGGTCAATCCGCATCGACTCCAGCAGGCACCGGAGGTGCTGTGAATCCCCACGATCCAGCCTCCGACATCGTCAACGAGTTCATCAACGCGATGAAAAAGGCCTTCAACCCGGCAGATTCGGTCCAACCGCCGCTTGGTGGCGGTTCCAAGGATGTGCGGTTCTTCGCCGGCGACGGGCCGCTGCCGCTGTCCGTTTGGGATCCCGAGCATGGGCCGGCGGCGGGCTGCAAAGAGCCGCTGCTCTGGGTGCGGGTGGATCGCCGATACCGCAGCCGGCGCAGTGATTTTCCTGCTGCCTACGTTGCCGCCCGGGATTGCAAGACCGCTGATGTGGTGCGGGCACTGGCGGTCGAGATCGGTATCGCACGGTGCGCGGACATGTCAGCCAAACCGAAGTGGCCGGTGCTCGAATCGGAGGCCGAGATCAGCCTGGATGACTCGTTCCGGATCGAAACGGCGTTGTGTCTGGCGGCTACCGCGCTGACGAAGCCCGATCGTGCAGTAGCCACCGATACCATCGCGCCGCAAGGGCCCGAGGGCGGGCTGATCGCGTGGACCGGTATGGCCTACGTGTCGCTATGAGAGAGGGTGCGCTGTGGGGCATTACGTCACGATCGAGGGAAGCCTGACACCGACCACGGTTCTGGCGCGGGGTGTGCGCAAGACAGTGGCCGTCACCGACGAGGTCCGCAAGCTGGTGCAGATCGGTGGCGCCGTCGTGGTGGACGGCAGCCTCGACGAACCTGAAGCGCCCGGAAGCGAGTCCAGCAGCGAAAGCAACGCGCAAGCCGAAACATCGGAGGAGACCGAGCCGGATTCCGCTGCCGACAGCCCGCACACCGCGGCCGACACGGAGACCTCGGCCAAGCGTGTCCGCGGCGCACGCCGGTCGCCGGCCGACTCGGACGCACCGCAGACGCAGCCCGATGGCGCGAGTTAGAGGGCGCTTCGAGCTTCACGAACGAGAGCTCAACCACCAGACCCGGTCTTTCGGCCGGCGCCGGATGGCGTCTCTGCAGCGCCGTATCGCCAACCAGGCACGCGTCGACGCCCCCGTTCGCACCGGCAACCTCGGCCGCCAGGTCAACGAGGGACACATCGGTTTCACCGGCCCCCGAACGATTTCCGGCAGCGTCGGCAACAACGCCCGCTACGCGCTTTACGTCCATGAGGGCTCGCGGCCTCACCTCATCCGGCCACGCAACGCCAAAGCGCTGCGGTTCCAGATAGGCGGGCGCACGGTGTTCGCAAAGCTGGTGCACCACCCGGGAACGAAGGCGCGACCGTTCTTGCGCAACGCCGGAATGCGAGTGGCATCGCGGGAACGCTGACCAACTATTCACTGCGAGTGAATTGTTCGGCTGCACCCCTGCTCGGCACGCTACGCGCCATGACCACACCCGCCTCGGAACCTCTCCAGTCGCCCGCCCCTGCACCGGCTGAACCGGCAGCAGCCGGCGCCGTCGAACAAGATGTCATCGCGCCTAATACGCAGGTAGTCACTGAACCAGCTGCCCACGGTGATGCGCTGCCAGCGGTCCGGGCCAGTACCGAGGTAGCCAAGCCCAGGGGGTGGCCGCACGAGTTCCTGGAGTTTGGTGGCGACAAGCTCGAAATCCGGGTTCCCACACCACAGGCCATGTCGGCGCTGTCGCTGGGAATGGGCAAGTACGTTCCGGCGAAGATGAAGAACGAGATCAGCGGCCTGTTCATCGCCCGGCATCTGTCGGAAGACACCTACGAGCACGTCTACTCGCGGTTGATGAACCCGGACGACACCGGATACAACGCCAACACCATCGGGGAGCTGATCGGCGCGCTGCTCAACGAAGGTGTCGAGCAATTCGAAAAGGTGTCGAAGGCACCGGAAGCGGTGAACAGCGAGGCCGAGAAGTAGCACCCCACCTCGCTAGCTTGAGCCGGTGACCACGCCCGTCGGCTCGATTCGCCTTGATCTGTCGATCGACGGTTCGAACCTTGACGACGAGATCACTGCTGCTGTGCAAAAGCACATGGGGCCCGCCATGGCGAGGCTCCAAGCGCAGCTTGATCGAATCGAGCGTGAATATGTCGCTGCCGCGCGTGCGGCTGAAAAGTCCTCCGCTAAGCAGACAGCGGCAGCCAGGGCCGTTGCCGAAGCGGTCGAGGACATCGGTGACGAGCACACCAAGTCGGCAGCCAAAGCGCGTGCTGGCGAGAGCGTTTCGACACGGTCGATCAACGCGACCACCCGGGCCATCCAGAAGCAGACCGCGGCGTGGGAAGCGAACGCGGCGGCGCGGATCGCTGCGGCAGCTGCACCGACCCCGGCCGGACCACCGCCAGGCGGCGGTGGCCGAGGTGGGGGCGGCGGCGGCTCTGGCGGCGGTGTCAGATGGCATGGCGGCAGGGGAGGTTTCCTTTCCAGCCCCATGGGGTTGAATGCGATTTCTCTCGGTGTTGGCAGCCTTCCGGCCGCGACCACGGCCGTCGTCAACCTCACCGGGGCACTGCAGCAGCTCGTCCAGGTCGGATTCGTCGTACCTGGCGTCATCGGCGGCATGGTCTCGTCGATCGGCACCGCGGTGTTGGGGTTCCACGGCCTGTCCGACGCGGTGAAGGCATCGTGGGAGGCCGCGAAGTCGGGCGACCCGAAGGACATCAAGAAAGCTGCCGAGGCAATGCAGGGCCTTGCCCCGGCAGTCCAAGGCGTCGTCAAGGCCATAGTTTCCGCGCGCCCTCAGCTGGAGCATCTGCAGCGCGACATCGTGGCGCAGAACATGTTCGAAGGCGTCGATCAGAGCATCACCGAACTGACCGACAAATCGATGCCCACCTTGGAGAAGGGCCTCGGCGGCATCGCGAAGGCATGGAACGCCACGTTTAAGGAGCTGGGCCGCGTCGGCGGCCTGGACTCCTCGCAGTCAATCTTGGACAAGTTGTTCGGCAACACCGCCGACGCACAGAACCGCGCCAACGCGGCCATTGAGCCGCTGATCCACGGTTTCGGCACACTGACCGCCGAGGGCAGCGACTTCCTGCCGCGTATCGCCGACGGATTGACCGCTGTCACAAAGCGATTCGATAACTGGATCACCCGGTCGGTGGACAACGGCAACCTCGACAAATGGATCACCGAAGGCATCGAGGGTGCCGACCACCTGGGCAACACGCTGCTGAATATCGGCAAGATCATCGCCTCGATCACCAAAGCCGCTGGCGGCGACGGCGGTCTGTTGTCCGCGCTCGACGGCGGGTCCGGCGCGCTGGCCGCCTTCCTGGCATCGGACCAGGGCCAAGAGAAGCTGATCAAGTTCTTCACCGAGGGACGCGAGCAGATCAAGCAGTGGATGCCGATCCTGGGCAACGTCGCCTCCCTCCTGGGCGATGTCTACGACGGCATGAAGCAGTGGACCGCGGTGCTGCTGCCGATCCTCAAAATGGTTACCGACCTTCTCAACTCGATGCCAGGCGGCATCTCCGGTGTCGTCACAGCATTCCTGGCGTGGAGAACGATCTCCGGCATTACCTCGGTTCTGTCCGGGATAAACAGCATCGGGTCGGCTCTGGACGGTTTACCTGGGAAGGCAGGGACAGCGGCAGGGGGAATCAACAAGGCGCTGGCAGGTCTGGGCGTCGGAGCGGCGGCATTCCAGATCGGCGGCGGCTTGATCAACTCGGATTCGGGGTTGGCGCAGGCCGGAGGGTTCGCCGCCAACATCGGTGGCGGTGCACTGGCCGGTGGCCTGATGGGCGGTCCGTGGGGTGCTGCGCTCGGCGCCATGATTGGTGCCGGTGTGTCGTTGTTCGAGCTGTCTCGCAAGCGCCTGGAAGAAGGCAAAGCCGAGTGGGACAAGTCGTGGCAGGAGCACCATGACAACCCGCCGCCGCCGGTTATCTCCCCCAGTGGCATCGACCTCAAGACGATGCTTCCGGTCGACCGTGGACCGTCGCTGTCGCAAGGTATGCTCGCGCAGATTCAGGCGGGCAAACTTCCGGGGTACAGCATCGGCCCGAACGGCGCGGTGATCGGTCCCGACGGTCAACCACTGCCCGGCCTGAACCTGGGCGGCGTGACGCCGTACACCCCTTCGTTCCCGCTACCAACGCTCCCGCCCCCTGCTCCGCCTCCACAGAAGCAACCGACCACGTTCCTGCCGATTCCTGGCGCGACGGGGCAAAACGTCCCCGCCCCGCAAGGAACTAACCTCGGTCAGTTGATCGGCGCCGGCGCGTTGCCCGAGGTACAGGCCAACGTCCAGAAGTTGGCATCGGACATCCAGGCACTGCCCGAGGGTGAAGTCAAGATCAAAGACCCGTCGCCCGAGGTGATGAAAAACCTTGAGTCCCTGGATGTGCAGATCACCAAGGTCTCGGAGAACGAGATCCAGGTCAAGGCCAACACCAGTGCGGCACAAGCCCAGGTCGAAGCGTTCATTCTCAAGTACAAGCAGCAGACGATCACCATGATGATCCAGGCGCAGGGAATGACTCCCGCGGTGCCGCCTGGCCGCGCCGACGGCGGCGTGCTGCCCGGTTGGTCTCCCGGTGTCGACAACATGCTGGTACCGATGTCCGGCGGCGAGGGCGTGCTGATCCCCGAGGCTGTGCGCGGCCTGGGTGGGGCTGCAGCCATTTACGCGATCAACAGCCGGTTCCGTAGCGGCCTGTCCCGCAGGGGATACGCCGACGGCGGCGTGGTCGGTGCGGTGGCAGGTATTCCTGGCGTGGATGACAACACCGAACTCGGAGTGCTGCGACAAATCCGGGACCTGTTGGCCGGCAAGGGCGGCGGCCCGCTGCCCGCGACCTCGGATGCCATCAAGTCCATCGCCTCCGACGGCGTCGCATCGGCCACCGGCAATTCGCCGGCACGGATGGGGCCATACGGCACACCGATCAAGGCGCGCAATCCCGGCTACGAGGCCGCCGCGGCGGCGATTCAAGCGCTGGGAGGCGACCCGGCGAAGTGGATTGGCGAGGACCCGAGCACCTACCTGCCCCGCGGTATCGGCGGAATCGGTGGTGTGGGTGCCGCCGGATACGCGCAGTACGCGGCGCTGCTGTCAAAGTTCGCCAAGAGCGGCAACCTGACAGCCGAACTCGTCGGTGCTGGTCTGGACGCCAATGACCCGGTCATCCGGGCGATCACCACCGCGCGGAACAAGAAACGGGGCGCGCTTGGCGACGACGCTATCGCCGCGCTGGTCGAGCAGATCATCGGCGGCGGCGGATACACCGGCTCCCTGAACTCGAGTAACAGCGCGTTGATCAGCTCGTTGCAGACGTTCCGTGACAAGCTCGGCAGGGCAGCGGTTCCCAGCGGCACCGCAGTCGCGGCGCTACCGGCAGGCGGGGGCCCGAAGGGCTCCAAGGCAGGGCTGCAACCAGGCGCAAACCAGCTGTGGGACTTCATCGCTGCCAACTTCCCCGAGGTCCGCGAGATAGGGGGAGTGCGCCAGGACGCTATCTCTGACCACCCGAGCGGTCGCGCCTTGGACATCATGGTCGGCCAAAACAAGGAGCTGGGCGACCGTATCAACGCGGCGTTGCGCGCCAACTACATTGCGCTGGGCCTGGACTCGACTATCTGGCGCGACAAGTGGGAAGACTTCAACGGCAACAGCTCCACCGTCGCCGGACATCAGGACCACATCCACGCCAAGGTCGCCGCAGGGGCGGCGACGGGCATGCCCGGATTGCCGATGCCAGGCGGTGCCCCCGGTCTGGCCGGCATGGGCAGCGGCGTGGTCCCGGTCTACGTGACCAACTTCGACGGCCAAATGCGCGGCATGGGCGGCCAAATGCTTGGTGCGCTGTCGCAGTCGGGTGGACTTGCCGCGTCGAACGTCGCAGGCGACGTGATGAGCGCGGTCGCCGGGCTCGGCCAGGAGCCCTGGAACAAGAAGAACGCCAGCTACACCGAGCTCAATCAGCTCGTCAAGGAACGCAACCCGCTGGCGCTCGCCAAGGCCATGGGCCTGAGTGTCGAGGACTTCACCCGCGCCGGCGGCGACGCAGGAGAACTCACCACCAACGACGGCAAGGCATTTGACGCCAGCGGACGCATGTTCTCCGACACGGGCGCCTTACTTGACCGGACATTCACCAGCGTCAACGCCCAACTGTCCGCCATGCGTGAACAGCTCGTCGATGTCATCGAGCAGACCAACGCCAAACTCAACGAGGAAGCGCTGGAGCCGGTCGTTAAGGCGGGTGTGCAATCGGCTCTGGAGAGCTTGAAGGACAGCGTGAGCGGGCAGATCGGTACCGCCCTGGGGCAGGCGGCTGCACCACCGATCGCCGATGCGGTCCGCAGCGCGATCCCAGCCGACGGCGGCGGTGGGGGCGCTGCAGCAGGCATCGGCGGCAACATCGCCGGCGCACTCTTCGCCACCGGCGGCCCAGTGTATGGCGGCATCCCGGGCAAGGATTCCGTTCCGGCGCTGCTCATGCCGAACGAACACGTGCTCACCACCGACGACGTAGCCCGAATGGGTGGGCATGCTGGTGTCTACGCGTTCCGGGCCGCCCTTGCCCGCCACGGTGGTGTGCGCGGGTTCGCCACCGGCGGCGGAGTCAACGTCAACGACACGGTGGGCGCGGAATTCTTTGGCGTATCGCAGATCCCGATCATGGGCGCCATCGTCAACCTGCTGGTTCGTGTGCTGCTGCGGGTGCTGGGTGTCGAGATCGAAGCCCGAGACACCCTCAATGAGATGACCGACGAGTTCCGCCAGTTCCGCGGCGACTTCGAAGCATTCGATGCCAGCGGACGCCTGATGAACGACACCTCCGCGCTCGTCGACCGCTCATCCACCAGCGAGGAAGAAGCAGCACAGGAACGCATCCGGATCCTCAAGATAGTGATCGAGGCGCTGATCAAATACATCATCGAGAAGGTCATCGTGCCGATCGCGAAAGCCGTTGCCAACGCCGCGATCCAAGCGGGAGCATCGGCGGCCGGCGCCGCGGTCAACACCCAAGCACCGGGCGCTGGCGGCATTGTGTCCGCTCTCATCAGCTCGGGCGGGCAGGCGGGCGTGGACATCATCGCCGAGATCGGCAGCCAGCTCGCCGTCGAGGCGGCCGGGGTGATCATCGACATGCTGGGCGAAGGGCTGCAAAGCTACTTCCCGGACATCGTCAATGCCATCTTCGGTGGCGGGCTGCTGGAGAACCTGATCGCCGCACCAATCACCGCGGCGCTCGAAATTCCGCTGGCCATCATCGGTGCACTCAGCGGCGGCTTGACAGGCCTGTTCGCGCCGCTGCTGGCCATCCTGGGTGGAGGATCATTCGATCAGGGCGGCCTCGCGCGCGGTGTCGGCATGATGCCCAAGGCAACGATCCGGCCAGAGCGCGTCCTATCGCCGCAACAGACCATCCTCTTCGAGCGCATGATCGCCGCCCTGGAACGCAACCCTGGCGGCGCCAGTGGCAACCCCACGTACGTGACCGCGCAGATCAATGTCGAGGGCGGCCCACGAGCGGGCGAGAACGTCCGCGCCGGACTGTTGGAGCTGATGAGCTGATGGCCTACCGCGGATACTTCACCCTCAACGGCGTGGAGATCGCCAACAGCGCCAGGGTGATCGCGCACCTGGGCCAGGATGTGCCAACCAGCGACATCGGTGTCTTTGGCGACGATCCGAGCACCGACTGCGCGCTCGTCGAATCCACCGAATTTCCGGGGTTCTATGAAATCCCCGAGAGCTCCACCGAAGTGAGCCCCGGCCTGCTCACGCCGCCCAACGGTGCCCGCCGGCTGGGGCCCGGCCTGTTTGAGATCAACGGCACGTGCTGGGGTCCGATCGCGTTCTGCGGGTCATGCTCCACAATCGTCACCTATGATGATTCGTGGCCAGGTCTTCGGGAATTCCTGGGCGACAACATCTATCGCCCCGAGCTGGCACCGTGGTACAGCACCGAACTGCCCGAATCCACAGAGTTCGGTGGCGTATGGGTGATGAAAGTCGACGGCCTGGGAGCAACACCGGTAGAGCGGCCCATCACCCAGATGACCGGCTCAGGGGCCGCGGCCGGCCCGCATAGAGACCTGTCACGCACCCTGACGTTCGAGGCGCTGATGATCGCCTGCACTCACGCTGGCGTCGAGTTCGGCATGGACTGGTTGTCCTGCATTCTGCGGGACACCATCGACGACAGCACCAGCGTTCTGCGTTATCTGGCTGCCAGCCCGGCGCATTCGGGCGTCGATCCGGCATCGTTGCTACGCGAGGTGCATGGCGTTGTCTTGACCAAAGAGCCGCGGATCATCACCGAATACAACACCCAGGCCGGCCAGCACCACCAAGCCAACCTCTACCGCATCAGCTGGGAAATGACGGTGCTCTCGCCCTACGCCTACCTGCCGCAGGTGCGGGTGCCGGTCGACTGGGACGAGATCACACGGCAACCGGTCAACTGGGTTCACGCTGCCGACTGCGAAAAGCCCTCCACCTGTTCGGACATGCCGGTGCTGTTCTCCGCTGACTGCGTGCCCGAGGAGATCGCGATCCTGGACACTCCGCCGCCGGTGTGCGGCGGGTGCCTGCCGGTCGGCGAGATCGACAAGTACAGCTTCCGTATCCCCACCATGGATTACGCGTTCCGCTGCCGGGACACCGCCGTCAGCATCGCGATCCGTAACCTCGGCCAGACGCCGTTGACACTGCAAGCATTCCTGCGGGTATGCGGCACCGATGTGCGCTGCGAAGACAACCGATTCCCGCTGCAGGTATCAGGTCTGCCACCACTGACAGAGCTGGTCCTCGACGGCATCTCGGGGCGCTACTGGGCCATCTATGACGACCGCAAGCACCGCGCCGTCGGGATCGTCGGCACCCCCAACGGCGCGCCCTGGCGGCCACCACGTATCGACCGCGAAACATGCTGGGATTTCATCGTTCAAACAGCTAGCACCTCGCAATTCGAGGTCACCATGACACTCACCGATCGGGAGCCGTGAGCCGTGCCGGTCATCAGCTCTGAACAGATCGTGTCGCTGCGCACCGCCAACGGCAAGCAGCTCGACCAATTCCTGGCCACGCATCAGGAGTCGTTGAAATGGACCCGCGAGCAGCGGCAAGTATCGGTGCTGGAAATGACCGTGCCGAGCGTGATCGACGCCGACCGCATGGACATCACACCGTGGCTGCATTGGGTCGATGTGTTCGATGATCAGGGCCACGAGCTGTATTGGTCAGGACCGATCCAGCGGGTCTCGGCTAGCCGCTCACGAACCGCCATTTCCGCGCGGGATATGTCGGCGTTGATGACTCGCACGCGCTGCCCGTTGACGAAAAACTGGGATGCAGCCGACCCCTCGAAGATCGCGGGCGAGCTGTGGGCCGCGATGATCGCCCACCACGGACTGAACACTCGAGCCATCGAACGCGTGGACCCGCGCGGCGACCACTTCGATTTCGAGGCTATCGCCGACGAGCAGATGATGAGTGCGACGTTCGATCGGCTCGTCGGGCTGGGGCTGCACTGGACAGTCGTCGGCGGTGTGCCCATTCTGGGCCCGGCCCAGCTCAAATCGATTGTGGCGCTCGGCGAAGACGACTTCACGGGCGGGGAGTTCTCGATCGTGCGTGATGGCAGCCAGACCTACAACGATGTTCTGCTGCGCGGCGGCGACAACCTGGCTCGCGCCAGCGTGCCGATGGGCGGTCTGCAGTTGCAGACGATCAACAACATCGACGACATGTTCGGCGTTTCCAACGTCGACCGCGCAGCCAAGCAATACGTGCGCTACACCGGGGCCATCAAAGACACCTTGGTGCTCTCTGACGGTGCCGTGCTGCATCCTGATGCTCCGCTAGACATTTCGCAGCTGATCCCATCAGTGCGGTTCAACGTCGAAGCACTGGGGGTGCTGCAACTGATGGAACTGCAGAACGTCACAGTCACCGGTGACGGAGCCGTGGCGCTCACGCTGGCTTCGGTCAACGACGACCTACCCGAACTGGTGGAGATCGCCCAGAAAGGGGCGGTGACACAGTGAGCCGAGTTCCAGGCCAAGCGCCGCGCACCGACCAGGAGTGGACACGCGAGGTGGCGCAGCGGCTCTCAGCACTCGAAAATCCCCGGACAATCCGGGTGGGGAAGTGGGTTCTGTCCGCGGTCGCCGGCCCACTCATGGCGACCAGCCCTGGTGAAGTGCTTGAGGTCGGGCAGGAACCGACGCCCGTTGCGGTTGATTTGAGTCAGCGCGGCAGCCAGGTTTCTGAGCAGGAGATCGCCGAGGCCGTCACGGGCGGCAACGGCAAGACGTTCACCTCGATCACCGACTGGTTGACGGCGAAGTGGTCGGAACTCTCGAGTACGACGACGAATGCGAACACCGGCCTCGGGAACTGGACGTCATGGCTCACCGGCGGCTCGTGGGCCAACGTCGGTGCCGCGGTGTCTGACTTCCTGAGCACCAAGAGCACCGCGACGACAGCGGGGACCAATGCGGCTACGGGGCTGGGCAATTGGACATCGTGGCTCAGCGGCGGGTCATGGGCAAACATCGCGGCGTCGGTGGCAGATTTCCTGGGAACCAAGTCGACGGCCAACACGGCCAGCACCAACGCTTCGACCGCGATCGCCGACGCGAGCGCTGCCTCCACCGCGGCGGCAGCAGCCCAGAGCAACGCGCAGGGCGCCATCGATGCCGGCATCAACGCCATCCGCAACACCCCGGGCGTCGTGGGGCAGGCAGTGGAGGGCTTCGCCGACGCGCTGGCTTCGATCCCCACCCAGATGTTCAATCAGTTCGGCGGCAACAACGTTCCACGAGCCTCCCAGGAACAGGCCAACCAGGCGATGGCCGCGCTGGTCAACACCCTCAACGCTCAGGGGGCCGCAATCAGTGCGCTGCAAAACATCTTGTCCGACGTGGGCGGATTCAACGAGTCGGTGACCTTCCGGCCCGCCGAAACCACGGTGTTCACCGGTCCCGGAACCGCGCCGTGGACACCCCCGACGTGGGCGGTCAGCGCCGAGTACGCCATCGCGCCAGCTGCCGGTGGCGGCGGTTGCGGCGAGGGAGGATCGGGCGCCTACGGTGTCGGCGGTTATCCGGCCAACTGGGCCACCGGCAGCTTCCCCCTCGAACCTGGCGCCTACTCGATCTTCGCTGGCGGTGGCGGTCTGGGCGGCCAAGACGAGGGCCTGGGTTTCGGCGACAACGGAAGCCCCGGCGACACCTCCACGATCACCAGTCCCTCGGGTGCGGTCGTTGCATCAGTCGCTGGCGGTCTCGGGGGTGAAGGTGCGCGCCGTGGCGGCAGTGGCCAGAACGGCAAGACCATCAACCCTCAAACGCTGTCAGCGTTCGGGGACACCTTCACCGCAGGATCCGGCGGAACCGGCAACGCGGGCGCTGGTGGTCCCGGAAGTGGCGGCGCAGGCGGCAGCGGCGGCTTCTTGGGCAACTACACCAAAGGCGGTCTTGGCGGTCCGGCCAAGATCTGGTTACGCGCCCGCGCACCGGTGCCGACTCAGTTCACCGCCATGGGCACCCTCATCTTGCCGACGCTCAAGCTCAATACCGGGGTCGCGCAGACCGATTCGATGACCGCGGCCGGACAGTGGCGCACCGTGCCCCCTGGCGGCGCCGGCGGCGGCTATATGCTGATCATCCGCGCCAACGCGACATTCACCGACTACGTCTACCTGCGTGTGTGGGATGTTTCCGGGGCCACACACTACGAGCTCGGCCGGGTCGCCTCCGGAGTGAAGTCCGCCTGGAGGACGGGAACGATCGGCGCGGCCATCCCGTTCAACGCCTTCACCCTGACCTCCGACTCCGTACGCACCTTCACCGTTGGAGTCAACGGGACCGCGTTCGACTCCTACAACGATTCCGGCGCGACCTCATTGATGGGGCCCAACTATCGAGGCGGCGGCTGGGCGTCCTCGGATTCCACACTGCCAGGGTCGATGTCGCAATTCGCGTTCCTGGACACCGGCACTCCCTCACGCATCGTGTCCGCCGCGGTGGCCACAGCACAAGGAACCGCGAGCACTTCCTACGTGGACCTGACCACCACCGGGCCCTCGGTCACTCTGAACGTTCCCGCCAGCGGCGAACTGACCATCGATGTGTCAGCGGCCTATTCATCGGGCGGGGCTGCCGCCCAAACCGGATATATGGGGTTCACGCTGTCGGGCGCGAACACTCTGGCTGCCGCTGACACGCGCGCTGCCTACGGTCGCACAGTGACGTCCGGCATGTTCGGGACCATCGCACGCCGATTCCACCTGACAGGCCTTTCTCCCGGCACCACCACCGTCAAGGCTGTCTACAAGACCAGCACCAGCACCGCCACATTCACTGACCGCAACCTCATCGTCGAGCCCAAACCATAGGAGAAGCAATGGGATTCGCAAAAGCAGTACCGCTGCAAGAAACCACCTATCAGGCGATGTACTTCGATGGCACACCACAAAGCGCCGCACAAACCCTGACGATGATCGACTCGCTGCTGACCGCTCGAAAGCTGCACTACGGCATCATCCACGGTTCCCAAGAAGTCGAAAATCCCACCGCCTGGCGTATCCAACTCGCGCGCCGCGACGGATCAGCTGAACTCATCGCCCTCGCCGACCGCTGGATCGTGGTGTCTTCGACCGGAGCCGTACGCGTCATGACCCCCGCCGAGTACCGCGCTGAGTTCGCCGTCGCGTGAGCACAGTTGGCACTGCTGGTCGTTACCCTGCCGCCATGGACGGATACCTGCGCGGTTCGGTGAAGATCCACCCCGACTATCCCGAGAACCCGACGATTGCGCTGCGCAGCGTGTTTGACGACGACGATGCCACCGGCTGCAACTCGTGGCTGGTCGTCTCGGCGAGTTCTGGGGCGCTCTATCGCACGGAGTCGTTCGTCGCCGACTGGCCCGACGCAGACGGGCTGACGTTGACGACCACGCTCACCCCGGCTCCGTAGCCTCACGGTCGTGCCGATCACGGAGTACACCGAGCCGAACGTCTGCATCGGGGAGAACCTCACCACCGATGCGGCCGGTCAGCTGCGGCTCCAACCGTGGGCGCTGGTACGCCCTGTTGTCGACATCCGGGCACTCTCGGGCGGTGACGGTTCGATCATCGCGCCGCTGATCGCGCTGCCCGGCAAGCTGCTGATCGACCAGAAAGCGTCCTGGCGCAACGATTCCCCGCTGCCGCAGATGGTGCTGATCCGCGTTACGCGCGGGCCGCGGTCGTGGCTTACGTCGAATCCGAACGCTATCCAATTCCGCGACCGGTGGACGACCGCGGTCGACACGGATGCTGCGATGCCGGTGACCACCGGTATCTACAACTCCCAGTGCGGATCGGCCTGGGACTTGGGAACGAACAGCGTCGCCGAGCCCAACCCCGGCCGGCAGTGGCGCTGGGCCGACGCCAACAGCATGGACGAATGGGTGGGACCGATCGATCCAGGGGCAACACTTAACCTCTGGTACCGCTGCTATGTGTGGACCCCGCCGCCGTGGTCGAACAACGCGAACAAGAATCAGCCGCAGCACGAGGCCCGCGCGAACTGGACGCGCATTGAAATGCGGGCCTTCCCGCAGCAGGGGAATGTGGTGACCGGATGAGCATCAAGGTGTGCACATCGGAGTACATGCTCTCCACCGTCAACGGGCTCGACATGAGGCGAAACTGGTTCCCCAGCATCGTCGCTGAGCGATTCCTGCAGTCCAAGAAGGACGGGCAGATCAGCCGATCACCCGACCCGGTGACGATGATCGACGGTGATCTGACGTACTTCAACAACACCCCAGACCCGGTGTACATCACCGTGCAAGTCATCCGGGCTCCCCGCAGCATCGTTGCCCAAAACCCGGGCACCGTAGTGATTCACGACGCCTGGTCCTGGGCTGTCGGCAAGTCGCCCACAGCTGATTTTCCCTCGGTAATCCAGGACTCATTCGGCGGCAGGGGACAGGTGGACCGACCCGAAAACGCCGCGGATAAGCTGCTGTTCGGACGGTTCTTCGCTGACGGAGACAGCTCCCAAGCCTGGGTTAACGTCGGCCAACTCGACGCGCAGGATTCCCTGCACTTCCGATACTTGGCCGCTGTCCAAACCCCGGGCGTATGGACCACCCCTTCAGAGTTCGACCCGCGCTGGGAAGCACAAGCCCGCTGGACTCGACTGCTGGCGTTCGCGATGCCGATTGGTTCGGCATGAGCGAGCACTTCGCGATCGTCGGCGACGCCATCGCGCCGCAGCCCTGGATGCAGCTGCGCCACCTCAAAGGCGCCGAAGTGCCTTCGGTGTCAAAGTCTTACGACACATCAGGTGGCGGCAACAAGAACGACGCAGTCCACGCGATCGTGGTGTCCTGGACGAACAACACCCCGATTCCGCAATCGGTCTACGGCATGGTGACCCGGGAAGGCGCCCAGGTGACGCTGCAGGCACGTTCCCGCGGCTACCTGCTCACCCTCCACGGCCGCGATATCACCGCAACCGCGGCGGTGCCGACATCGTGGGACATGGCCGAGGTCAGCAAGTTCGGTATCGGCGGCGACATCGGCAAGGGCGGAATCCTGGCTCTCGGCACCGGGTTCGGGGTCAGCGAGATCCGGCAGAACTCCGCCAGCATCCCGTTGATGCCGCACTGGACCGGCTGGAGCATCGTGGCACCCGGGCAGACGTTCCACGGCCGGGTGGAGGTGCGGTTCCGGACGGACTTTTGGGAGAACACCTCGATCGATGGCGGTGACCAAAACACCGAGTCGGGCTTCATCTCCGGCGGCACCCGCCTGGATCTCTACGCCACCCCGGTCATCGGTGAGCCACCTGTCTTGTCGACCCCCACGGTTGTCGGGATAGAGCACTCGGTGAACAACACCTTCCACACCGACGTCGATGTGCCCGCGGGCACTGCCTTAGGCGACATGCTTATTGCGGTGGTATCCAACCAGTTCGGGCTGATCAGCGACATCAAGCCCGAGCAGACCGGCTGGACACAGGTCCACGCCCGCGACGGCGGCTGGGAAGACGCCCACATGAAGGTGTACGTGCGGGCCGCCAAAGCCACCGAACCGGCCTCCTACACATTCGGCAACGGCCTACTGGCTGAGTCCATCGCACACCTGATCACCGTGCGCGGCGCCAACCCGCTGCTCGATGAGGGCTGGCAGTTCGCATCGTCGCTACGCAAGAGATGGTGGGAACGCTACGACGGCCATATCTGCCCATCGATCGACCGCGCCGGACAACTGCTGCTGTTGGTGTCCTACATCCCGCACAACGCGCTCCAAACCACGCTCACGCAGACCGTGCCGGCCGGGACGACGGAACTGGAGAACGTAGACGGGAACCTGGCATGCAGCGCGGTGGCCGCACTGCCGAACCCGCCGCGGCCGACAGGGGAGCGCACGTTCGTCGCGTCGGAGGAACCGTCCTGGGCCGGCCGCTCCATCACGGCATCGATCCTGGTGCCCGGCACGTTCAAGTAGTTGCGCCTCGGAGGTTCACATGTACGACCCGCCAGACAGTTTCGACGACATGCTCGGTGACGCGGACCTGGCCCCGCAGACGGGCCCGTTCGTCCCGCTCGAAGTCCCCGGTGTCGGGGTTGTCAGGGCGCGCCGGCCGATGCCCAACGCCGTGCCGGTGCTGGCCATGTCGGTGAACGCCAAGATCGATGTTGTCGAGAAACAGGGCTACCTGACACTGTTCCTGCAGAACCACCTGGAATCCGGCGAGCACGAACGCATCTTGGTCACCATGATGGGCGGCGAACTGCCGGCCGACAGCATGGGCAGGGTTGCCCGCGCGATAGCGACATGGGGCACGGCCCGCCCTACCTTGCCGTCATCACGCTCAGTGTGATGGCGGCTACTCACTGGCGGGCGATTCGGACCCGAATGCGAGGCGACGGTATCGCCGATCCGATGCGGCAGCTGCCGCACATGCACGCACTGATCGACGAAGCCGAGAAGGTGTGGCTGGAAGCCCTGCACACCGGCAGCGAGGAAAAGGACAAGCACGAGCGCGAGCAGCTGTTGGACCGGCTGTACGCGCCGACCACAGACGGCGCCGAGACGCTGAACGGCGACGGATACCAAGCCAAACGCACGCCGCCGCCCGGGTTTGAAGATCCGGCCGAGGTCGAGGCCAACTTCGATGCGGTCGCGCGGGCTTTCGGCGGCCGGTAGTTGCACGCCGCCGCCCTAGCCTGCCCGGCATGGCGAAGGTGGCGCAGGTGGTCCCGTATCTCGACATGTCGGCCCCGCGCGGCCAGCGCCTCGCACCGGAGATGCGCGAAGAGATCGCCGAAGTCGCGCCGTCGACCCTGAACGACGGCGCGGTCAAGACAGCGAAGCTGGCCGAAGGCGCCGTCACCGAACCGAAATTGGCTGCCGGAGCGGTCACATCGCCCAAGATCGCGTCGAAGGGCGTCAAGGCCGTCAACATCGACGACGCTGCCGTTGGCACACCCCAGCTGGCCGCTGGTGCTGTCACCGCAGCCAAGGCCGGCGTCGGTGTTGTCACTGCCCACGACAGCGCAGGCAACGCCATCAAGCTCGACGCAGTGCCCATGACCTCGAGTGACTACACAGCGCTGACGACCAAAGAACCCAACGTCCTCTACCTGCTGAGCGACTGATGCCCGGTATCTACCTCGGCGGCACCGCTATCAAGGCAATGATGCTCGGCGAGAAGGCCATCACCCGGGCGTATCTCGGCGAAACTCTGGTGTGGTCAGCGAACCGAATCCGCGACGACTTCAACCGCGCTGACGGAGATCTCGGCGTCAACTGGGTGATCAGCCCCAGCGTCGACGGCTATAAGCCCAGTGTGGTCGGCAATGTGTGCCGCCTCGGAGTGCCGGACGGGCTGCTCTCGCTGCAGCTGAACGGCGCTCACGCCCGCTACGTCGCCACGCTGGACCGCGACGACGGCTATGTGGAGTTCCGCATCGGCAGCCAGGGGTCAGGGCCGAGCCTAACCGGTGACCTGTGTAGAACCACGGTCCTGGGGCGCGGGTCCAACAATGCTGTCACCGGTGGCGTTGGGGTGCAAATGGATTCATCGACGCTGCGGATCGTGCGGAGGGCCGGGGTGGACACTGTGGTCAAGACGATCGGCACATTCGGCGCTGGTGATGTCATCCGGCACAACTTCGTCGGGAATGTGCACACGTTCCGCCGCAACGGCAGCCTGCTCGAAGAGTGGAACGACGAGAACGCGACCGCCCCCAAGGGAACAGGGAACCGGTCGCTGATCATCTCTGTGCAGGGCTCCAAGGATCTTCTGGGGCCACGCAGATTTGGCCCCGCCATTGACTACGTGGAGATGGGCTGATGTCGGCCCGGTCCTTCGCGCAGCTCGTCAAGTATCCGCTGTTCTACATCGCGCTGGCCGGGGTCTCGTTCCGGATTGGCTGGTGTGCAGCCCATTACGTCAGTGACCGCATGGACAACTTTGATCCAGATATCGGTAAGGGGAAGTACGGATGGTGATCAAGGACCGGATAGCTCAGTGGCGCGGGGAGTTGTTCGACAGCATCGGCAAGCAATGCGCCGTGGTGGTCCGTGAGCTGTTGACGAAGTTCCTTAACGATTTCCGGCAGGATGTGCGTGCCGAGGTCGCCGCGGTCGCGCGTAAGGCCGACGAATCCGTGGACAAGCTCACCGACGCCATCCCCGGCACACTCGATGACCGCCTGTTCGACGGCCGGTTCGGTCAACTGCTGCAACGTCTTGAACAGCTGGTCCCGATCTTCGGTGGTGGCAGCCGATGAGTTTCGTATGGTTCCGGCCCGACGGCCCGCTGCGCAGCCGCGAGCAGATCGCCTGCGAGGTACACGCCGTGTCACTGGCACGTGGTCTTGACGAGCTCGCCACCGTTTTGGCGCTCATGTGCATCGACGTCGAGGTCGGCGCCAACGACGACAACGGGGAGCGGCAGTGGTGGTGCCCGTGGAACGCGGCAGACCCGCAAACCGAGCAGTTCGACCACGACTCGCAATCCAACGATGCTCTCTCGTCGGGCTATTTCCAGCAGCAGGTCTCACGTCCTGGTGCGCCAGGGCGTCCCTGGGGCTGGGGCGGCATGTTCGGCGACCTCAACGGTGCCAGGAAACGCATGACCCTGGCCGACTCCGCGGACATGTTCCTGGCCGCGCTGCCCGACGACTACGGGCGCGCTGCTGGAAACCCAGCCGTGGCAGGGCAAGTCGTGCAGCAGGTCCAAAAGTCGGCGTTCCCGGATCGGTATGCGCAGCGTTGGGGCGAAGCATGGTCGGTGCTGCGTCGCGCGCTGGCCGGCGGGCCCGTGGATCCGTCCGTGCCGACCACCCCGGATGTGCTGACACCGGCGCCCGGCTTCCGCGGAGACCCATACTGGCTGGCCGATGTGCTGCGCGCCGAGGGGCTGCGCGTTTTCGAGATGGACGGCTGGAAAGACCGCGGGGAAGGCGACCAAGGCGTGCTGTGGGGCGCGGTGTTCCATCACACCGGCAACGCCAACGAGACCCCAGAAGGGATCGCATTCCATCCGACGCTGGGGTTGGCCGCGCACCTGCTGATCCGGCCCAACGGCGATGTATGGGTCTGCGGTATCGGCAAGGCCAATCATGCCGGTGTCGGGTCGTGGCCCGGGATTCCCACCGACAACGCCAACCCGATGACGATCGGGGTAGAGGTCGCGATCCTGCCGCAGGAGAACGCCCCACACCGGACCGGCTGGCCGCCAGTGCAATACGAGGCCACGGTCAAGGCATTCGCAGCGATCCTACGCAAGCTCGCCCAGACGGCGAAACGCGCTATCTCCCACAAGGAATGGGCGCAACTCGGCCCCGCCGGGGTGCGGCAGGGCAAGTGGGACCCCGGCGCTATCGACATGAACATCTTCCGCACCGACGTCCAGAGACAAATCGACACCCGCACCACAGGAGGTTTCCTTATGGCCCTGACCGACTCCGAACAGCGTGAGATCCTGGATTACGTTCGCGCGCAGAACGCGCCGATTCCGTCTACCTCGCCGCTACGGCACCTCGGCGAAGGAAACGTGAACACCCGCGCCAACCTGGCGCGCGCCATCGACGCCAACCAGCACGTGACCGCGGTGGTCACCCTGGCCAAGGAAGGTCACACACCCTCGATCGCGCTGCTCTGGGAGGTATCGATCGCGGCCGACAACCCGGGCAAGTACCCGGACCGGCAGGAAGACGCCAAGCTCGCTAAGACGCTGCTGGCCAGCATCAGCAAGACCAAGAAGGCCGTCGCCGCCGAGGACATCGAAGCGTGGCTCGACGCCGAGAAGGTTTCCGCATGAACGGCTCTGACGGGAAGTGGATCGGCTACGGGGAGGGTGATGAATCCGACGCGGTGATACCGATCGAACGCCGGCTGTTGCTCGCTTATCCGAAGAACAGCCGCGCTATCGAACACGGCGTCATCTTGGACCGCAAGTACACCGCGGCCACCAAGGCTTCGGTCATCGACATCACCACGTTCATGAACAACGACCCCGGCGAATTGGAGCGGCTGCAGCGCATGGGGATCGCCACCCCACTGCGCAGTGATGGCGTCGCGAACCTCGACGTGCGCAAGGCCATCGGCGCCTATGTCGAAGCACCCGCCAATCCACCGGCGTCCAAGTATCCGATCCAGGGCGTGTGGGCTGATTCGCGGGCGTTCCTGAACCCGCCCACCGCGCATAGTTTCGTCAAGGCCACCAACGATTTCCGTGACGAAGCCTTGCGCCTGTACCGGCCGATGGTCGGCACCCGCATCTGGCTGATCGGCTACAGCATGGGCGGCGATTCAGTGCGCAAGATCCTAGAGGCCATGCCGCCCGAGTGGCGTGAGTACGTGCTCGGTGTGACAACCTTCGGCGACCCGTCGATGCCAGATGAAGGCAGCCTGCTCGGCGACGACCCCGGCAGGGGTATCTCTGGCAAGCCGCAACCCCCATGGGTTTGGAACCGCTACTGGTCGTACTCGATCGACGGCGACTGGTATCCGCGGGCACGGGGGCTGATGTTCCTGCTCTACCAGGTGCTCACCCGGGCGGAGCTGACCATGGAATTCGCGCTCTACCTGTTCACCGAGTTCCCGAAGCAGGCATTCCAGCAGCTACTCGGGGCAGCACCGAGCGACGATCCGCTCGCCGGAGTGCTGCGGGGGCTAGCTGGACTGATGACGACCGGCCCGATGAATGTGTTTGGTACAGCGCTGAATCCGCTGCAACTGTTCGCGGTCCTGCCCGACTTGGTGCATCTGCTGTTCGATGCGATCAAGTTCGTCACGACCGGCGCGCACGGCAAGTACGGAGACCCGGCATACGCCCTGTGGGACGGCATGACCGCCGTAGACCACGCGGTCGCCACGATCCGCCGCGTCACTCCGGACGGCTGCACCCTGTTTCTGTTCCCGGGCACGTGGGCGAACTGGAACCAAGGCTTCCCGTTCGACGTCGCCGCACGGCTGCAGTAGCGCGCCTGGTTAGGCGGCAATATCGGTCTGGCCAACCGGTCGTTGGCGGTAGCGTGTCACTGTGAATTCGGACTCGTCTCCCGATGAACTTCAAGAGCACGATGACCTCATACTCGATCCTGGGACACGGGAAAGGCTGCGCAGCGCGCTCGCTGACTGGCGAGTCCGGAGCTCTTTGTACAAAGGCGCCTTCACTGATCTCGTAGCCAAAACTGCCAAGCTCACCTCATTTTCGCTCCCTGAGTCGGTACTCGACACCCAGGCGCATTTCGCAAAGTTGAGCGCGAACCTGACTAAGACGATCGACATAGGGATCAGCGACTCCGTCGCTAGAGTGGCAAAGCAGTTTGCTGCTGAGCAGGCATCTTGGCTCAAGACGCTGGGACCGACTCTTGAGCGGTTGAAGCGTGGCCTCTATCCGCCAAACTTGCGCGAAATCGAAGATCTTGAGTTCGCGGACGTCGAGAGAGTCGTTATGGATGACGGCATCGCGCTATATGGTGTCCCGCGTACTGCTATCGCGAAGGCGTTGATTAATGCGGACACCGCTGCTAAACGTCGTGACACTCTCGAGCGTCGGTGGAGTGCAGTTTCCGCAGACTGCCGCGAGGCTGTCGAGGGCCTCACATCAGATGCAGTCGCGCCCTATGTGTCTTTTGCGTTAGCCGCGTTGGATGCTCTCGACAACAGCCACACCGAGGCAGCTCAGGCGCTCACCGGCTCGCTAGTCGACAGTCTGCTGACCAAGTATTTTGGTAAGGCTCGAAAGAACTACGTACCCGATAGGAACGGCACGCGGACTACCGAAGCCTACGACGAGTTCACGGTCCACGAGTTCATCGCTTTCGCCCCCATGTGGCGGGCGTATCAGCAGTACCATGACCGCGATCCAGTGCCGAGTACTTTCAGCCGCCACGCGACGGCCCACACGGTGTGCCCGCGACAATTCAATCGTCGCAACGCAGTTCAAGGTTTACTCTTCGCGACGAGCCTGCTTCTTTTCTTTGACGAGCAGGCATGGAGAGTCGCTAACAACTGACCCGAGCACAGGACGGCGTTGGTCGGTGCAGGAACCGTGCTTTGGGACTCGTATCGGTTCTAGGGGTAGATGTGGTACTGCGGTTGGCCGATCGGCGTTGGCGGAAATGCGTTCGGGTCGATCGGGTAGCAGCGGCCGGTGGACGGTACCCACCCGCTGACCTGACCGTACTGGCCGAACGTCGCCTGCGGCGCCGAGGTGAAGCAGCGATCCCAGGTGCCGTCCGCCTTGATCGGGCCGTCGCAGTATTGCGCGAACGGCTGCGTTTCACATCCCGCGCTAGCCGGCGCCGCGAGTCCGAGTCCGACGCCGGCAGGGATGGCAACCGCGGCCGTCACCGCAAGGCGGATTCGTCTGGTGATCGACATATTTCGGTTTCCCCCTCGGTATGAAGCTGAGGGGACTTTACAAGATCACACCCGGGTCAGAAGTGGTAACGCTGGTGTTCAGGCCGCGCTTACGGTGTGTAGGGCAGCCCCTGGGAAGCTCGGCGGCACTTTCGTGCGATGTCCAATTGCATCCGCTCCGCGGTGCATGCGAAATCCCAGAGCACGTCTGCAACCAGTCGAATTACGCTGGTCGGGACCGGAGAAGTGCCGGAGAACTTGCCGACCAGGGCCGCCAGAGGCCCTGTGACGGGGTCCGACTCGGTGCCGATGCCTAACAGCTCGGTGATCTGGTCCAGTTCTTGAGAGACATCGAGCTGGCTGTTTTTATGTACAGCTTCTTCCAGGCCGTCGACTTTCTCGGCGGCCTCGCGCAATTCTTCGGGTTTCCATAGCAACATACGAGGATCGTCTCAGGCCTCTCGCCGGAGTGGGGCGACGCGCCGATGCAGGGTCATGCTGGTCACGCGAGGAAGTCGGAGACCTGCCCTCTAATGGCGGAGATTTCGTCGTCGATCCTTGGACGTGGCCATGCTTGGGAACCTCCGAAAGCCCACATGACTGACAGTTCGCGCAGTTTGGCGATTGCGTAGGAGAACTCGGGGAGTTTCAGGGGAGGCGTGTACGCGTCGGATTTGATCTGTTCGACGACTAATCCGTTCAACCTGTTCGTCATGGCTTGATGGATCACCGGTGGCCCGAGATGTCCGTCGTTTTCTGGTAGCGACAGCCACAGCTCGACGTCGGCAGCCCGCGGGTCACCGCTGATCGTGAGAAGACGGTGGGTAGCGGCGATCGTCGCCTCGCATGGACTCCACAGGCCGTAGTTGCCGATGAACGGGACGTCCTTGGCCACCACCGCGAGACCGTAGAGGACATCCTGCGTTGCAACCAAACTGAGCAACATCGCCGGCTCAAAGAGGAGCTGCATGCCGACATCCCCGCCGACAGTGCCCTTCTTCATAGCTCGATCCACGATCCCGTGTCCGCGCTTACTCAGAAGCGATGCGGACCCGTCATACAAGTCGGACAGTCGAGGCTTGATCTCACAGTTGAGTTCGGCGATCTGCGCCGTTGAAAATCGCGTGATGTCTACTGCCCCTTGATGGCCACCAAGCGCGGTGGGGGCGATCCGGGGCCGTTCTTCTGGCCGTGTTCCCAAAGTTGTTGCGTGAATGTCAGATACACATCCACGGAATCGAGGCTCAGATTAGCGGCCTCACGCTTACCGCCGTAGAACCCCGGCACGCTCGCCCCGGCGCAGGCGTCGAACGGCAGCTGGCTGATCCCTGTCGTGATCATCCACTCACCAAACAGTTCAGGTAGGAGAAAGCTCTGAGCAAGCGGGACGCTCAGTGCCCGCTCGAATGAGTGCGCGTCGACCCACGGCGTGACCGAACCGTCGAAGGGGTCGAGGACCACGACAGTGCGTGAGGTCTGGGCCGGGTCGGGTTCCCCCTCGGGGGTAAGTCGGCTTGTGACGGCGAACTGACGTGCCAGCCAATCAAATGCGAACACCTCGGCGGCGAGTCCGCGCGTTCCGAACATCGCATCAACCACCTGTTGCGCCGCGGGCGCTGAGGTGGCGTCGTGGAATCGGAACAGACCACTGTTCATCGAACGGCCGCATAGCCCGCGATCGGCGAACATGCCGCCAATCAAGCCGGGAACCCAAGCGACACTTGGCCGTGTCGGCGGGTCGAATGCGAATTCCATCGATCTTCCTAAATGGTCGTTACCGGAGGTCCTGTCGACAGCGTATGTCAGGGGTCCGGTGGGCGTACACCACCAAATACCGTGCCTGGCGGGTGCTCGTTCATTCTCGCATTGAGCTGCGACCCGAAGCTTGTGTTTACGCTGCCATCGAGTAATCCCATGTTGTCGATCGAGTCGGTTCCGCCCGCTTGCAGGTCACGCGTGTGATCGACGTGGACACCGGGTGGAACGCGGTCCATGCCGAGCGTATCCAAAAACAATTGGCGTACGGCGGGATCCCGCGGAACTGGGGGTGTCTGGCTGAAGCCGTTGTCGCCGACGGCCGCGTTGAACTGCTGCATCTTTTGTTCCATTTGTGTCTGCTGGAACTCGGACCAACCATCCTTCATCTTGATTTCGATATGCGGCAGATTGTCGCTGCCGCCGACATTTCCGCCGTGGTCGCCCGCAGGTGCGGGATGGTCCACCGAATGATGGCTTCCGCCGTCTTCGAGCCCATGGGTGATGACCCGTCCTTCGGTGCCGGTGAGGTCGCCAAGTAGTCCGCGGGCACCGGCTGCGGCTTCGCCTCCGATTGCCCCGCCGCCGAGGGCTTCGGTGCCCAGAATTATGTTTTTGCCGATGAACTCGCCGGGGTGGTTGTAGAACTCTTTGGCTTGTTCGATGCCCATCTTGGGTGCGGCCAGTGGATCGCTCGTCAGCTCATGGACCTGTTTGACTGCGCCCAGGCCTACGTCTTTCCATGCTTCGGCGACACCGGGCGCGCCCGGACCTGCTTGCCCGGTAAGGACTTTGGCTTGCTCTATCTGGCCGTCAATGGTTTTGGTGGCCTCATCGTTAGCGCGGCCCACGATGTCGTTGAACTGATCACCGGGTGAGTTATGCAGCGGCACCTGACCAGGGGTGCGCATCGGATCGGCGTCGGGGGCAAAACGCGGTGCCTGCGCCCGCTGGACCGCCTCATTGACCCGCTGCTCGATCTGGTGGGCGGGCACACCCTCGTGTTGCAGACGCTCGCGGGTCGCCTGGGCGAACGCGGGAACATCGCGGTCGGACAAGGTGGGGGCGAGCTTGGCTGGTTTGGTCTTGTCGATATCCCCGACACCAGGCATGGCCCCGATGCTGCCCAGCTGATGCCCGTCCACCGACGCGGTTTTTGGGTACAGCTCTTTGTAGTTGATGGTTTCCGGGCCGCCGGTGGCCGCGGCCGGGGTGGTGCTGGCCGGGTCGGTGGCCTTGGGGTACTGCTGTTTGTAGTCGATCGTCTCGGCCGCTGGTTGGCCCGACGTGGCGTCGCGCAAGGTCTTGCGCCCATCCACCAGAGCGGCTTTCGGGTTGATGCGCGACAACATGTTTTCACGCGCGCTGTCAGCCTGCGTCTTGAGTTCTTGGGTGGCCTTGTCCCACTTGGCGACATACTCGCGTAGTTCACGCTCTGCGTCGGCCACAATCTGTTTGTTGCGGGCCACCGACTTTTCGCTTTCACCCTCAGCCGGGTGATAGGTCATCGTGAAGTCTTGACTGACCGTGACACCCTCACGCAGAGCGTTGGTGACAAGGTTCTGCCCGCTGGTCAACGGCGGCAACACTTCATAGGTGATGGTGGCAGTCGCCAGCTTGACGACATCCTCGACGGTGTCGTCCGCGTTATCGGTGCCCTTGCAGTCATCGGAGGCAGCCTCTTGCGCGGCGGTGGCCGTCTTGCCGGACCAGTACGTTCCGTTCGGGGTGGTGGCCCACCGCTTGTAGTCGTCGTAGTTCGCTTTCAACGCGGCCGTGCGGGGCCGCCAGCTGTCCACCACCGCCATATAGGCGTTGGACTTGGCCGCCATGAACTCATCGAGCGTCGTCACGACTGCGCCCTCATGCGCGCAGCGGCGGCTGATAGATGCTGGGCAGCTTGTAATACCCGGCGTTCAGCTGCTCGGTGGTCAGGAAGCCCTTGTGTGCCTCGTCAAACACATCGCTGATCGTCTCCAGGCGAGCGGCGGCGATGCGCTCCACATCCGAGATCGCTTTCGATAGTGCCTCTAAAGCCGCCAGGCCAGGATCGGCACCAGCGCTCGCGTGATCACCGGCAGGGATACGCCCGCGGATCTCACCCGCAACGGCGCGCAGGTGCGGGCCGATCTTGCCCATCGCATCAAGGTCAGCCTGAAGGATTTTGTCATCACTCACAGCTACCCCCTCAGCAAAGACTCGTTTGAGGTGACACTACACACTTAGTGGTTCGGGTGTGCAGGAAGCTTCTGCCGGCTTGCGGCAATCTGTCATGCCGATCCGGATGGATCGTAAAATCGAACACGTGTTCGATAAATGGGCGAGCAATCCGCGCTTCCCGACACTTAAGCGGGTCTACCGTCTGGTGTACGTCAACATGCGCCGGGCTTTGCCAGAGAGCGTGGGTGGAGGCGTCCGGAACCGCAACATCACGGTGCGTGCAGAGGGGCTGCGCATCGAGGAATGGATGCGCGGCTACCAGATTGCCTGGATGCGGACGCACGATTCGCACTGGATTGGGGTGGTGCAGGTCGACGTGCTCAGTGACAACGAGATGTCGAGCGTGACGATGACATTATGGTTGGCGCCCAGCATGTTTCAGGTCGAGCGGCCGGACGGCTTCTATGAGAATCCGTACCGGCGGCGGTATCGGTGA